TTACCCCCCATTGTTATGGAGTTTTATGAAAGCGGGCTTAGTCCATTACCATGGAATACCTTTTTGAAGTTGCTTGTTAACTCCATGGGAAATAGATTATAATTTTCTTGAGCTTCATCAACATCAAATCACTCAACAAGGAGCTCCGGCTGAAATCACATGACTCCAAAAGAAGATCTTGATCGGAGCGGTCTCTCCGATTCAACAATCGAGGCGATGCAAATTCGCTCTCTCACCGCAACGGAGTTGGATAAGTTCGCTTCAAAGTCGAAGCATGACCAGGAAGGATATTTAATCCCCTACTTCGATCTCAAAGGAGATCGCTACCCTGACTTTTACCGAATTAGGTTTCTCCCGCCTCTAGTCATCAAGGGTGATGAAATTCGGTACATGCAACCAAACGGATCGATCACTAGAGTATACCTTCCACCTCTAATCGATCCTGAAGTCTTTCAAGATCCTGGCTTTCCACTTCGCATTACTGAAGGTGAGAAGAAGGCAGCTAAAGCGTGTCAGGAAGGTATCGACACGATAGCACTAGGCGGAGTTAACAGTTGGCGTTCTAGAAAGCTGAAAGTCGATATCAGTTCTTGTAAAGAACACGGCGAGAAGCTAACGGTCGATCTTCGTGGAGTTGACATGGACGAAGTCGAGGAGATGGTAGCTCCTGAACTTCTCCAGATCAACTGGGAGGGTCGACTGGTTGAGATCTGCTTCGACTCTGATGCCGACAGCAAGTCAGAGGTTCAGCGAGCCGCCTTCGAGTTAGCTATGTGGCTTGAAGAACAAGGTGCTACAGTTCGCCAGGTTATGATTCCTCATGGAGAAGAAGGTGAACGACGCGGACTTGATGACTTTCTCATTGCTGAAGGAGCCGAAGCTTTTTACACCCTCGAGCGAAGAGTTCCAGAACATCCAAGGCTTCGTTCGTGGTTGCGTAGACTTCTGGATTCGAGACGCCTTAAGAGATCAGACTGCGTTAAAGCCGCTCGTGCTGTTCTTAATGCGCTCGATTCGAGGGGAAGAAGATTTGTCGACCCAGCTAATGGAAGTTACTACTACTGGGATTCGCAAACGCACATTCTTCATCAGTTCAGATGGGAGTCAGCAGAGATCAGGCAGATACGACTCAGCAGCTTTGGATCCTTTATACAGGACCAGTTTGGAGTCGGAGCTACCGATACTCAGCTCATGGGAAGAATCGCTGACTTGTTCGCCTCTGGAGGAGGCCTCAAGACGACGACTCCTAGAAGAGTTACGTATGCCGGAAGAAGGGCTTTCTACTTTCAGTTGTCAGACTCTGCTTTGGCGAAGGTAACCTCTCAAGGTATTAGCTTCGTCGACAATGGAACAGATGGTGTTCTGTTCCTTTCAGGTCAAGTAGAGCCTCTACACATTTCGCCTGATCTCCTTACCAGAGATAGCGAGGAAGAGCCGAGATGGTTGAAGACTCTGGAGAGTGTGAACCTACAACCGTTTCCGGGAATGACGATCGAGCAGACTCGATTAGTTGTGGCCGCATTATTCTACTTATCGCCTTGGCTGAGGCGGTGGCGTGGGCTGATGCTGCCTGTAGAACTAGTCGTAGCGGAACCGAACTCCGGCAAGACTTTCTTGTACAACTTGAGGAAAGCTATCCTAACTGGAAAGCCGAGCCTCGACAATCCTCCTCCTACTCAGAAGGACTGGTACGCTCAGCTCACCAACGCACCAGGGATGTGGGTTTGCGACAATCTGGGAGAGCCGTCGAGAGAACTAAAGGACCATATGTCCGACGAACTCGCCCGCCTCGTTACAGATCCGGACCCTAAAGTCGAGATGCGTAAGCTCTACACGACTCTCGAATCAGGAACATGGCCTATCGATTGTACGTTTGCAATAACGTCCATTCGATGTCCGTTCTGGAAACCTGACATCATTCAAAGATCCTTAGGACTTAACTTCAAAGCGATTCCTAAGGGTCAGCGAGATCCGATGTGGTATGAAAGACAGATAAGTGGAACAGGTCGAGCTCTATGGGTTATGGATCATCTTCGGATGGTTCGTAAATTCATGGAGTTAGCTGAACACAAATGGAATAACAACTATCTGTCTTCGCATCGACTAGTTCACTTCGAGCAGTCGTTGCTTCTCATGGGAGAGGCGATGGGTAAAGGCGATGAGATGAAGGAGTGTATCGCTCCTCTCTTTAGTGCTGTTCAGATGACGATCGTTGATAGCGATCCTATCATGGAAGCACTTAAGCAGTTCGTTGTTGAAGTTAGTTCAAGTGAGAAGCCTCCTAAGGAGGTTAGTGCCTCTGATATTGTCAATTGGGTTGTCAGAGACATGGACGATCGTTACAGTCATCTACAGGTACTCAAGAATCCTGTTAGGCTCGGTCGTTACATTGGAACCCATGAGTACGATATTAGTGAAGTAGTCGGTCTCGTTCCCTTCAAGAGACATAACCAAACGTACTACCGAGTGCAGCCGCCCAAGGTTAGCGTCAGTAGTAACAGAAACGGAAAGGAAGTACAATGACAGGTCAGTACAAGTTCTTGGTGTCGTCGTTGCGTGGCGAATCACTGTACCACGGTGTTCCATCAATCACACTCTACGACTCTCACTCAGCTGAAGCTCCAGTGGTTAAGGTCGTGGGCCCAGAAGCAAGGGCCGTGCATACTCAGATTATGTGTCGGCCGGAAGGTCCTGAGCGTAGTGCTTATGTAGAGGCACTATACAAGGAGGGCTGTGCCCAGGCGGAAGAAAATGTTCTCAAGTGTCAAGCGGAGAGAGTTTAGCCTAAGAGTACATCAATTGGGCAAAAAGCTACTCCATAATGGCCTTGATAACTCCATGGTTATTGCATTATAATAATCATGGATTTAGAATCCCCTCAACCCCTCTATATAGTGGGGAAGGGATAACACCGAGCACCTCTGCAATCATGCAGATGCTCCTATCTCGAGAAGGCGGAAAGTTCGAAATGAGCGAAGCTACTGCTACTGTACCTGAGATCGTCGAGAATCAGGGCCGAACGATCTATGTATCGAATCCCTTCAAGAAGGGTACGACCGTAGCTCGTAAGTCACTGATTCAGCACCTCTTCATCAATGGCACGCCTGAGGGCTGGCCGGGTATGAAAGTTCAGAAGGGTAACCGAGGACAGATCGTCAAGTTCCTTGAGGAAGTCTGCAACCACGAATGTTCGTTCCAGGTCGTGTTCCAGGCTACGAACAAGAACGAGCTCCAGAAGATCGGGTCTGAGCAGACCTCGACTACCACTACCCGTTCGGGTAAGAAGATCGTCTTCGATGGCAAGGAGCAGTTCCAGACTGACGTCATTCGCGACCTGCTAAGGGGTTCGGATGAGCGTCCGAAGATGTCTCGTCAGGGTGTGGTTCGTGCTCTTAAGGAGCAGGGCATCAAGATCGCCTACGGTACGGTGTATCAAGCTTCCAAGAAGCTGAAGGACGAAGGCATCGAGGTTCTCGAGGAGACCGGAACCCGTGGCGGTTCGGGTATGAGGGCTCTCGAGGCTGCAGGCGTCCAGGATGCTGGAGACATCATCGATCTCGGCGAGTGGGCTCACACGGTCGAGGAAGAGGAGCATACGGCTTCGAGCGAGAGCTCTGCGGCAGCAGCTCCTCAGTCCGGAGACGGTGAGGACGAAGAGATCACCGACCTTAACATCTAACCTCCGCTGCGGTTCCAGATGTTAGGTGGTAAGGCTAGTAGCTCAGTGGTAGAGCAGCCGACTTATAATCGGTTGGTCTCAGGTTCGATTCCTGGCTAGCCTTTTGGCCTTGGGTGGAGAGACTCAACTCCTGTCAAGAGAGGGCAGAGATTGTCAGCCACTGTTCATCGAGTCTCGTTGAGATCCAAGGTCTTTTCTGTTATGAAGATTTCGCAATGAGGAGACCACGATGCAAAAGCATCTCACACTACAAAGTCAAAGCAGTGGACTTTCTCCAACTGGTGGGGGAGATTAGAGGCCTCAACGCCTACATCCCCGAACGACTTCTTGCTCTTGATCCTGGAGGCACTACTGGTATTGCCTTCTTCGAGAAGGGCAAGCTAAAGCAGCGTGGTGTGATCAAAGACTATGACATGCTGTCGCTTGAGAACCTCATCAAGACTCTCAAGCCAGATGTCGTAGTTGTGGAAGAGTACGTGTTGTATCCATGGGCTCGTAAAGAGCAAACATGGTCAGACTTCCCCGTGCCACGCTTCATAGGCGCACTGCAGTTGATTTGCTTGCAGCAGAAGGTGGAGCTCTACTTTCAAACGCCAGCTGACGCAACAAAGTTCTGCACTGATACCAAACTCAAGGCCTGGGGTTACTACAAGCATAGTGTTGGAAAAGATGACGCCAACCACATCAACGACGCAGTCCGGCACGGATGCTACTGGATTCTCCACAGGGGCAAGCGAACTCGACCTGAACCAGTTGTTGGAAAAGACTGGGATCACCTCAAAGATAGCCCACGCAGCAACAAACCCGGAAGAAGCTCCTTCCATTCAGGCTCTCGTAGAGGATCTCGATAAGGAACGACCTTATCAGAAGTTTGGTACAGCCTTTCTTTACGAAAGGAAGCGTGCACTTCTGTTCGACCAGATGGGTCTTGGCAAGACCCCTCAGACAATCCTGTCCTTGAGAATTGCCAACAGTAGACACAACCTTGTAGTGTGTCCTACTATGGTCTTCCGTGTCTGGGAGAACGAGATCAAGAAGTGGTGGCCTGATGCTTCCTCCTGTAGAGTATTTGGCCCAGAGCGAGAAAGAACTAAAGGCGTTCAAGAGTGGAAGAGACTCACTCAGACTGGACGACCTTATTTCGTTCTAACTACCTACCCTACACTCGCCAAGCTTAACGTCAAAGGCTGGAACTCAATTACCTTTGATGAGCCTCATCGTAACGGGCTAGCTAACAAAAGCACTGCAGTATACAAGGCTGCCGAGTTCCATTCTAGCAACAGTGAGAGGCTGTTCTTCGTAACTGGAACACCTATGAAGAAGGGTGTTGAGCAGTTATGGGGATACCTTCATCTCATTGACCCGAAACAGTTCTCTTCTTTTTGGAAGTTCGTTGGCGAGCACATCGCCACGATGAGAGGTGAGTTCGGAGGGATTGAGTATCTAGGAGTAAAAGATCCTGCCAAGCTTCGTAGGCTCTTAGCTCAGTACGGCATTCGGAGACTTAAGAAAGACGTTCTAAGTCAGCTACCTCCTAAGCAGAGGCTACATATTCCGATTGAAATGCCTTCCAACATTGCTAAGATCTATAAGGAGTTAGACTCCGAATTGATTTATCAAGGCGATGATGACCAAGGCGAAGAACTGCCTACTATCGTAGCGGCTAACAGAGGCGGACTTCGAACTAGGTTGAGGCAGCTACTGTGCTGTCCTACGATGTTGGGCCATGAGATTCCTAGCCCTCATGAACCTGTAATCATTGACTTGGTGAAGCAAGCTGCTGACGAGGGAGAACGTTTTGCTGTGTTTACTCCCTACGTTGATGCTGCCATGATCAACTCTTACCGAGTGCAAGAAGCTACAGGTATTCCTTGCTTCTATATCACAGGGCGTAGAAAGCCTGCCGAGAACGACAAAGCTCTCGACGACTTTAGAAAGAACAAACCGAGCGTTCTCTACTACACTACTCAGATGGGTGTAGGCTGGGATATAGCTCAAGAGTGTTCAATGGCAGCTGCTTCAGGACTGTGTGACGCACCAGATGATATGCTGCAGGCTGAGGACCGACTCCACCGATTTCACACAGTCAATCCGGTTAATATCTATTACCCAATCGTAATGAACTCGGTTGAGAGTCAACAGATGTTAATCCTAGACAACAAGACTAAGACACACAGTCTGATTCTAGATCGGGCAGCATAATCGGGAGTCACTTTTGGATCAATTTTGGAAACTCCATAGGAAATGTGTTATAATTAATTAGCAAGCAGTGCATCCTCACTCCTACAGCTTGAGAGATAGGCTGGGAAGGGCACATGACAGACGACCTCTTCAACTTAGATCAAATCGATCTAACTGCGATCCTTAACCCCACATCGGATCTGGAAGATCCTCCCACACTAAAAGTTCTCAACATCCATACGTCTGACAGAATTCTGTTCAAGAGATGTCGACGGAAGTGGAGCCTTCAGAGTCCTCTGATGGGCAACTACGTTGTGGATGGAGAGGCACCTGCTCCTCTTTGGTTTGGCTCAGGTATTCATTTCGCTCTAGAAGACTTCCATGGCTACAATGTCTATGGAGATCCTAGAGTTGCCTTCTATGCTTACGTAGTAGCTACGAAGAAGAACCATCCATCCGACATCCAAGATCACATTGAACTTGGATTAGGAATGATGGGCTACTACAAACAGTGGTCTAAAGACTTTCCCTACAAGACTGTTTGGCTTGAGAATGCCGAAGGTAAAACAGTCCCTATGGTCGAGGTTAACTGGCTTGTTGATCTCGACATAGAAGTCGAAGGACACAAAGCATTCTATAACGGTACGTGGGATCGTGTCGTTACAGATGAACAAGGCAGATGGTGGATCCTAGACTACAAGACAGCTGCACGCTACCAGCCACATAAGCTACCGCTTGATCCTCAGGTAACAGCTTACTGCTGGGGCGCGCATAAGTTGTATAACGTTCTTCCTGAGGGAATGATCTACATGCAACTTATGAAGCAGTTGCCTGGACCTCCTATGGAGCTTCAGGATGGATCACTGAGCGTTAACAAGAACCAAGGCACATCGTTCAAGTTGTATGTTAAGGAAGTCATCAAGCGATACGGAACGAACTCTTCTCAAGTTCCTCCTAAGTATCTGCAATTCCTAGCATACCTAAAAGAACGAGATGCTAAGGAAGGAGATCCATTCATTCGAACTGATGAAGTAAGGCGTCCGTCTCAGCAAGTCAGTTCTGAAGAGTGGAAGATCATGTCGGAAGCTAATGACATGATCAAAGCTAGGTTCGGAGAGTTACCACTCTATCCCAATCCAACTAGAGATTGTAGTTGGGACTGCGGATTCCAAGGTGTCTGCTTGGCAATGGATGACGAAGCAGACTGGCAACACATCATCGACGAATCGTACGTTCATAGGAAAGAGGTCAAATCATGGCGGGACCGACTCCCCAATCCACAGGAACTACAGGCCAGCATGCAGGAACGGGGGCTCCTCCGCAAAGTGACTTGATGGTTAGTCATCCAGTCAGAGCAGAGCGTTGGCTGAACGCAGCTGTCTTCGGAGAGTTCGGTGTAGGTAAAACTCATCTCGTAGCAACAGCTATGGACGTTGAGACGATGAATGATGTACTCTTCATCGACATTGAGTCAGGAGACTTAACTCTCCAGGAACGACCTACACTTGATCTCATACCGATCAGAGAGTACAAAAAGATCCAGAAGATCTATGAGTGGCTGAAGGCACACGCAAACCTCAGAACGCTCGAGAACAAGTGTATCGACATCATCAAGAAGCTAGAGACTAAATCGGAGCTTAACGAGTCAGAAGCTAAAATACTTGAAGCAGCACGAACTAAGCTAACCGAAACAGTCGACAACATGATAAGGCATCAGGCTCGACTCATCGACCCTGAGAAAGATCCTCGCAACGGAGAACTTCGTAGGTTCAAGACTGTTATCATCGACTCGTTCACTGAGCTTCAAAAGCTGAACATGTATATGCTCATGGGCATAGACATCGGTAAAGCTAGATTGGACGAAGAACTCGCGAAGCCTGAATGGGATGAATGGGGTCAGACTACTAACATGACTAGGCTGCTCGTGCGTACGCTTCGAGATATGCCTTACCATGTTCTGCTAGTCTGTTCAGAAAAGATTGTAGAGGACAAGAACAAGCGTGCTACGATCGTTCTTAATCTGCCTAAAGCACTAGCAGCTGAAGTTCCAGGCTTCCTGGATATGGTAGGCTACTATGCTATGAAAACGGATGCTAACGGAAATAAAGCGCGTATTCTTTTCCTTCAGCCTGGTTCTGGATATCAGGCAAAAAGTAGATTTCCCAACTCGCCTGCATTCTTGGTTAACCCCACAATGCAGGACATCATGAAGTTGGTAAAGAGTGGAGGCTAGGAACGTTGAGGATGCCACCAATCATTACGATTGATCATGGTTCATCCGATACAGCCCTTCAGCGTCTCCACCCCCGCCAGAGGGCATCTGGCATTGTTCGAAAGGCTAAAAAGCCATGAGTATGGAAACCGTAGACCTTGACCAGTTCGATGCAGAGTCGGCTATCAAGGGGAACGATGGCGGAAGCAATGGCGGAGGTTTCGATCTCGGAGATGATATCATCTCTCTGGTCGATGTCGACGAGAATGCTTCTGACTTCGATCCGATTCCTGCTGCCGATTACGAGTGCTTCGTAGTCGAGGCCACGTTCAAGGAGAGCAAGGCCGGCAACCCCATGGTCGAAGTCGTCTTCGAAGTCGATGACAACGATGACGAGCGCGGCAAGGTGAATGGGCGCCGTCTGTGGCATTACTGCACTCTCCACAATGATCGTGGCAAGCGTGCTCTCAAGAAGGCTGTTCTGGTACTCAATCCGAACGTTGACATGGCTCGCGTTCAGTTGAGCAAGATCGATGAGATCCTGATGAACGGTCCTACTGAGGGTCGCTGCAGACTCAAGGTTGTGGTAACCAAGCAGAAGAACAAGGATTCCGGTAAGGTTGAGTCGCGGAACAACATTCGCGATCTTCTTCCCCTTGGCGGCGAATCCTTCCTGCAGACTGCCTAACAACAGTAGCGCAGTAACAAAGCAGGCAGCGTAAGCGTCCTGTAACTCCGCAAGGAAAGCCGGGACTCATTCGCAAGAGTGGGTCTCGGCTTCTTTGTTTGCTTAAGGAAAGGTCCAAGATGATCAAGGCGATCGTATTACACTCGGGTGGACTAGACTCTACTGTTGTTTTAGGCTTGGCTTTTCAGAAGTTCACGTCTAAAGAGATCGTTAGCTTGGGAATCTCTTACGGTCAGAAACACTCAAGAGAACTCGAAGCAGCGCAGAAGGTATGCGACATCTTCAGAGTGAAGAGAATGAACGTTTCTCTTCCTATCGACATCTTCAGAGGTGCTGGGTCGACGCTTGTTGATCCTGATAAGCCGAATCCTGAACTTACCTATGAAGAGTTAGCTGAGAGTGTTGGGCCGTCTCCGACTTACGTTCCTTTTAGGAATGCTACCTTTCTCAGCATCGCAACTGCTCTGGCTCTGAAGTTCGACGCAGAGAATGCGAAGTCAGCTGAGTTCCTTGGAAGGGCTCATGCCGATCGTCCTCCTGTTGAGATCTGGTATGGAGCACATGCAGAGGATGCTCACAACTGGGCATATCCCGACTGCACGCCTGAGTTCAACGGTGCTATGATGAATAGCATCTACATCGGCTCGTATCAAAGAGTTCGACTACTGACGCCGTTCCAGTGGTCGACTAAGGCAGACATCGTCAACGTAGGAGCTCGACTCGGGCTGCCTCTTGAGTTGACGTATTCCTGCTACAATGGCGGCGAACTTCACTGCGGCGTCTGCCCGACTTGCATAGGTCGGAAAGAGGCCTTTAGGATCGCGGGAAGGGAGGACCCGGTACAGTATGAGCTCTGAAACCGTTAGCAACAATACAACACGCAACGACAGCGAGGAGACTAATCCGAGGTACGCAACAGTTGAGCTTACCTACGAAGCTAACTGCGCACACAACCTTCCCGAACACGAAGGTAAGTGTAGGAGAGTCCACGGTCATAACTACAAGTTCACGATCGGTCTTGCTGGCTATATTCAGGAGACACCTGGACCTAGTCAGGGTATGCTCATCGACTTCGATGCAGCTGAAGATACGATCATGTCTAAGGTTATCGACGAGCTCGATCATCGCATCATCAACGATGTAATCGAGCCGGACTCTCCTTACTATCCTCCTACTACTGAAAACGTAGCCTACTGGACATTCGACAAGCTCTACCTAGCTTTCGGAGATCTACTAGACTACGTCGTAGTTTCGGAGACTAGGAAGAGTAGCGTTAAGGTAACCTACGAAGACTTCGCTGCTTACGCAGGACTTGATGAGTCCGATACGCTAACCGACTAACAGCTCAAGAAAGAACAAGGCGGAAACAATGTTGGCCAAGATCGAAACGGAAAGAACGTATTCCGTGAATGAGATCTTTGGACCGACTGTTCAGGGTGAGGGTCCTCTAGCAGGGGCCCTCACTCATTTCATTCGGTTCAACGGATGCGACTTCAGATGTGACTGGTGTGATTCACTCAGTGCTGTATTGCCTGAGGAAATTAAGAAGCCAGAGAACAACAAGCGCATGACAGTTCCACAGATCGTTGAAGAGATTTATCGACTAGATGACATATCTTCAGCTGCATGGATTACCTTAAGCGGAGGAAATCCAGCACTACTCAACGACAAAGCTGGATGGGAACTGATCAGAGAGCTCAGACCAGACTTCGAGATAGCTGTCGAGACTCAAGGAACTATCTACAGATCATGGTTAGAGAACTGCGATCAGATAGTACTGAGTCCTAAGCCACCGTCGTCAGGCATGTCAGAAAGAAACAACTGGGATGTAGTCCAGAGGCTTGTCATGGACTTAAGGCGAGAGGTTGCTCTGAAGGTAGTAGTATTTCCTTACGAGCCTGCCGACTTAGAATGGGCAGTGAAAGTGCACGACAAGTATGCACATCTAGTTCCCTTCTACATCCAGTGTGGAACAGCCTTCAAAGGTAAAATTTGGAAGGACCCCAACTCCGGACCTACAGTCTCGCACATGCTTGCCGACTACAGATTCCTTACACAGAAGGCTCTAGAGTCGGACAAGTTCCCGAGAGCTAGAGTTCTTCCTCAATTACATCTGTATCTCTTCGGCCACGGAAAAGGAGTTTAGGTCATCATGCTAGGCTGTCCAGAATGCCGCAGCGTTCCAAGGGAGTTCTCGTTGTGGGACATACTCAAAGCAGGTCCTACTCAAACGTACGAATGCCACAACTGCAGGCAAAGCTTTGCTGGGTTCGACTTCATCCAAGATCTTGATGTCAGATCACGTGTGATCGATCCTTCTATAGCTGATAAAGATCTGAAGAGGCAACTTCAAGAGCTTGATGGCATGAGAAACATGATCGCGACAGGTAAGTTGAGGATCAACTCCGACGAGACAGAAGACGAAGACGAAGACGAAGATGCCTTTGAAGTAAGAGCTGAAGACTACTTTGTGAATTCAGACGAAGCACAGGCCTCGGCTGTCAAGAAGCAACTAACTTCTAACTTCCGAGAGATGATGAGGATGCTTGATCTCGATCCTGCATCCGAGCCAGGACTAAGTGAGACGCCCGAAAGAGTTGCTAGGTTCCTTCAAGAGTTCAGACAACCCTGTAATCTAGACAAACTCCTGAAGAGCTTCGCTCATTACGAGAAGTCCAATGAGATGGTCATCCTCAACGACCTACAATTTGGAGCGCTGTGCGAGCATCACTTCTGTCCGTTCTTTGGGAAGATGCACATTGGCTACATCCCAAATGGAAATGTGGTTGGACTGAGCAAGATGCAGAGACTGGTGTCGGCTGCTGGTAGGATTCGTCCCAGCATCCAAGAACGCTTAACTAACGAGATAGCAGACACTATCGAACGTGTCCTGAAACCAAAAGGCGTTATCGTAGTAGCAGATCACATCGTACACACATGCATGGTGGTTCGAGGAGTTTCGGTTCAAGGCGTAACCACAACGACATCAGCCATCAGAGGTGTGTTCAGAGACGTCCCACACGCAAGGACAGAGTTCCTTTCACTCATCGCACTGAGGTAGAATTCATGACTAGAGTAGTCATGGACAGGACTTACTGGCAGCTCCTAGACAAAGAGATCGAAGCTATCGACTTCCAATCGAAGGTACGTATTGGTAGGGAGATTAGAGATTCCGGAGCTGCCTCTGTAGGAGTTGTACTTGAGGACGACGTAGCTCAAAAGGTCTGCGAGTTGGCCAGAAGGAATAACTTCCACTATGCCGCAACCAAATAGCCACGAATTACCTCCTACGATCCGAACCAAGAAGCTGATGTACGATCTTCTTCATAGAGGAAGACTAGGCAACACTTCTCCAGGGTTCGATACGCTTCCAGAGATCCTCAAGTATCTGGAAGAGCATCCAGGGAAGTTGTGTGCTATACGAACAAGGAGGGGGCCGAGAGGTCCCTTCCTTCCCTACCTGGATGCAGCTGCTGTAACGGCCGAAACGAAACAGCTAACGGCAACAGGATTCCGTCCCGACGAGTTGCAGTACTCTGTCATGATGCCTGATCACAAATGCCTGATGCAGGGCTTTGCTGTGAGATCTGACGAGTATATAACACTCGACGCGACGTTAACGCCTCATAAGAACATGCGTGAGGCACAACCACTCTTCAAGAAGTATTCGGGAATCACAGCCGTCCTTTTAATTAAGGAACGAATGGATCCCGAGTCCTGGGAATGGTTCAATACTCTTCTCGACGACTTTCCCGATCATGTAGTTGAGTTCTCGATCTACAGCACAGGAGTCGGGACACTAGGACTCAACACAATCTTCTGGGAGGTTCGTCTCTATTAACAATACGGAGTCCCGAAAATGCCGATGCGGTTCTCGATCACTCGACTTGTTGCGTTTGAGGCTGAAGCCGATTCTTATGAAGCAGCGATGAAGAAGATCGACCAAGTCTTCGATAAGGAGATTGAGGGCGTCTCAATTCGCAAACCGCGCACTCATAAACACCGCGAGCCGCCATTAGCTGTTTCCCCGGGGCCGGATGGCACAGCGCAGCTCAACCTGGGTGTATGCAGTCAGTGCAGGAAAACCCTGATTGATTGCGTATGCAACCCTGCCTAATTCTTCCTCCCGAACAATGCCTGCTTTCTCCATAAGTAATGTGCTATAATTATCTTGGAGAAAGCAACTGTTCCACTTTGCTAGAGAAAGGCTAACGATGGCAAAGTTTGCACCGATTGCATCACTTGCAATGATGAAGTCGCTCGACGAGAAAGATCTCTTGGGCGACTATCATTTACTCCTTGCTCACAAGATCCTGGAAGATCCTCAAGGATGGGGAAGCTTCTTTCAGAGGAGACTAACTGAACGAGGTGAGGACTTTATCATTATGGATAATAGTCTCATCGAACTAGGGCGTCCGCTATCAGTTCAGGAAGTAGTAAATGCTGCTGTTCATGTAGCTGCTGATTGCATTGTACTTCCTGACAAGCTGACTGATATGTCTCAGACGTTTGAGATGAGTAAGGCAGCTATGCAGGAGTACACAGCCGTGTGCAGGGATTGGTTCGACTTTCTTGGAGTTGTCCAGGGTAAAACAGAAGACGAGTACATGAAATGTGCTGAGGGTTTGGTTGGGTTAGGTTGTCATTACCTTTCCATTCCAAGAGTCACAAAGGAAGTGCTAGGCTCTAGAGTGTTCATCACTGAAAGGATCATCTCTGAGTTTGGCAAGGACATCCACTTGTTAGGATTCTCGGACGATCTGATCGACGACCTAGCAACGGCTAATATGTTCTCAAAGCGTGAGAGCTTTCCTGTTGGAGTTATTGGTATTGATAGCTCCGAGCCTCTGCGTATGGGATGTGCCTTCAAGAGAATCAACACATTCCCGAGAGTGTGTCCTCGCAGGCCTGAAGACTGGCTTGACAAAGATTGGCCTATTACTAATGAGGTAGAGTACAATCTTCACTGGGTGCGTAGAGTCATAGCGTAGCATCGTATTGCGAGGCTGGGCTGGGCAGGAGAAGCTAAATGGCTTGCAGTGGTCAGCGTTGTCAGAATTGTCCTTGGGGCGACAGAGCTAGAATAGTTCCAGCGTCGTTAGCTGGTGGCTGTGACCTCATGCTCGTAGGTCAAGCTCCTGGAGCTGACGAGGTTGTTAAGGGCAAACCGTTTACGGGGCCATCGGGTTATGTCCTAAAGAGAACGTTAGCAGGCTTCGGACTTAAGAGCGGAGACATAAGGATCAGTGCGTCCAACGCTGTTCAATGTAAGACGCCTACAGGGAAAGAAGACTTCGAAGCTATTGCCCACTGCCGCACTAGACTCTTCAGGGAGATAATAGCAGAGAAGCCTAAGGTCATAGCTGCCTTAGGTAACAATGCTGTTATCTCCCTTCTTAACATGGCCAAGCCTAGCATCACAGCAATCAATGCTATGGCTATTGATGCTACCTTTGAAGTCGGAGGTCAGAGTTGGAAGTGTATTGTAGTGCCTACAGTTCATCCAGCTGCTGTACTTCGTAAGCCTGGAGACTTCAAAGCCATGCAAGCCGGTCTGTTGTACGCTGTAGAACTAGCTACTGGCAGATCGCTCAGGAAAGATCCAGGCACCACAGAGTACTTCGTTGTCACGAAGGACAACATCGGACAGACACTCAAAGGCTTAATCAGTTCCAAGCCTAAGGGTTCTTGGATAACGGCAGATATTGAAACTGACGGTTTCTCTCCCAGAAGTAATACAGTCAAGTGTATGGCTCTTAACTGGGAGAAGAACAAAGTCATTCTAGTTCCAGAAAGTTTGATCTGGCATAAGCTAGTCAAGCAACTTATGGAGTCGAGTTACTTCAGATGGGATTGGCATCATGGCAAGTTCGACGTTAAGTTCTTCAGATGGCGTTTAGTGAGAGCCCGTGTCGATGGAGACACATTGCTTAGGCATTATGCCCTGGATGAAACTTCTTCACATGACCTTGAGCATTTATCTGTCGTAGAGATAGGTGCTAGAGACTACAAGAAAGAAGTCGACAGCTGGAAGAAAGTAGGCTGGAGGAACTGTCCTTTAGCCACAATGTATAAGTATTGTGCTGAAGACACTGACTTTGGTGGTCAGCTACGAGACATATTCGAGAAGCGTCTCGACGCTAAGGGTAACGAAGGCTTAAGAGAACTATACGAGACACAGCTCCTTCAGATGAATGACTTCTTCATCGACATGGAGCTGACTGGAATGTACGCTAATCCAGATCAGATCAATAAGGTATGGAGCCTTCTTGATGGTAAGGTAAGAGAAGCCTACGATCGTTACCAGCAAGTCATCCGAGACAACTGGCATAACACTCAACACGGTAAGAGGGGAGAGCCTGTTCCAGAGATCAATCCTGACAGTCCTAAACAAGTCAGTTGGCTCTTCTACGAGGTCTTCAAGTTTAAGGTCCCTAGAAGATACAAACAGGACACAGCTAAGGATACTCTCAAGGCGATGGATCCGCACCCTGTGATCTATGCCCATTTGGATTTCAAAGCTGCCAGACATGCGAGGTCAACTTATGCAGAAGGATGGGCAAGAGCTCTCGATCGTAGAACAAGACGTATCCACCCAACTTACAACGTACATAGAACGGGTACGGGTAGGTCGTCGTGCAAGCAACCCAATGCTCAGAATGTGCCTCGTAAAAACATCTTCAGGAACATGGTGCAGGCAACACCAGCTTGGATGGTGCAGCAGCTCTTCCCTCATCTATTCGCCGTTCTCACAGGTAGCGTAGATCATTGGATGAGCCTTCCAGATTCTATTAGGAAGGCACGACGCATCCTACTTGAGTGTGACCTGAAGAGTGCTGAGATCAGAGTCTTAGCAAATGTGTCTAGAGACCCTGAGCTGTGTGCGATTCTGAACGAGGGAAGAAACCTACACCACGAGGTAGCTGTAGACTTCTACGGAAACAATTACACTAAGGATGACTACATCAGGGCTAAGGCAGTTAACTTTGGTGTAATGTATGGAAGAACAGCTCATAGTCTAGTCATGGAGTATGGTCACGACAACATTCCACCTGACAAGAGGCTTAAGATGGATCAGGCAGAGAGTCTGATCGAGATGTGGGATATCAAGTTCCCTGTTGCGATGGCTACTATCAGAAGCTACCGAGAGCATCCTGCTGCAGGTAAGGTTCTTGTAGCTCCTAATAACAGGAGACGAAGGTTCGGAGTCGTAACGGAGCACATGCTTCAGTCGATGCAGAATGAAGCAGCTAACCATCCTATCCAGGGACCTGCTTCAGACATCACAGCAATGGCAGCTGCAGAGAATAGGAGAGCAATCTACCTGCAGGGTGGTTTGATCATCAACTTCGTTCATGACTCCTTGTTGTTTGACTTGCCTATGAATGAAGCTGTAATCATCAATACGATGTCTTGTATCAGGAACAGCTTCTTCAAGTGGGGACAGTATTGGTTGGGAGATGCTGTTCCTATGGAGGCTGAGTTCAAAGCAGGTATGAAATGGGGAGCCATGCTTGAAGTAGAAGCAGAGCTTGACGATGATGGAGTCCACCGTGTTCACTGGCACGGTAAGAAGAACTTCAAGAGGAGGATGTTCGCATGAGCACACACAACCCACAGCAAATCCTAGTCACTGGGGGTTATGGGTTCATTGGCAGTAACCTAGTTATGGACCTTCTTAAGAAGGGTCACAAGGTTACGATAGTCGATGATCTTTCTAAACCGGGTAGTGAACTCAATCAGGCTTACGTTGATGAAGTCTTCATGAAGAAGGAGCCTGTAAGTAAGAAACAGTTGTCATGGTTCACTCGACTAGGACAGGTTGCTGACATCATCGAGGCGGGAGTCTATGACTACGTTTTCCATCTGGCAGGGCAGACAGCAGTCACCAAGAGTTATGAGAAGCCCGCAACTGACTTCACTAGTAACGTCTCTATGACGTTCCTTCTATTGTCGCTGTGCCGTGTGCCTGAGAGAAAGCCTCACGTCATCTTTACATCCTCTAACAAGGTGTACGGAGACTTGTCTGAATGTATCAGTAAGTCAATAGCTGAAGACTATCCAGCTAACCCTAAGACACCTTATGGTGTGTCTAAATACTGTGCAGAGCTGTACTGCAACGAGTTCTACAGGAGCTTTCAAGTTCCGATAACTGTCCTGAGAATGAGCTGCATCTACGGTCCATTGCAGAGGGGATCTACACATCAAGGCTGGGTGTCATACATGATAGATAGAATGATAAGGCGAGAACCTATCACTGTGTATGGCAACGGCCTTCAAGGTAGAGACATTCTTTACATTGATGATCTTGTCCGGTTGTTTGGAGAGATCATGAACCAGCCTGAGCGTTCTATAGGGCAGACGTTCAACATCGGAGGAGGTCCCGATAACGTCCTGACGGTGAAGGAACTACTAGCTGACTATCCTCTAGTAGAGTATGACAGCTGGAGACCTTATGATCAGCGTCACTATTGCAGTAACCTAGTCAAGGTCAACAAATTGCTTCAGTGGAGTCCTAGGATCCCCAAGCACGTAGGGCTCGAAGTCATCCTACAACATCTTCAAGAGGTTAGAAATGTTGAAGGACTAGACTGAGATGACAGAAGACGACAAGTTGTTAAGCTTCATCGTGTTCTTATTGTTGTGCTTGTGTGGCTTCTCCGTAGCACACCTAGCTTTGAGGTTGTTATGAAGATTCACAACGCAGCGTTCTTTGTAGTCTTGTTGTTAGGACCACTGAAGATTGTCAACTTATTTGATCCTAAGTGTAAGGAGTGCAAACAACGTAACTGGGATAAGGAAACGCTCGACAGAGCCTATCCTGACTACCCTACACATAGATGGATCTGCAACCATTGCCTCTCGATAAGAGAAGGCACTGCTAGAGGGAGAAGGAGGAAGCCCGAATGAGCTCTTTGCCTTGGCAAGTTGATACTGGTCCGGTCAGGAAAGTAACACACGTTACAGACTGGCTGCCTGGTCCTTTCGGATTACTGCCTGCAGTCGTGACTGAGTCAGGTAGAGGCTACCAATGCAGAACGTTAGCTGACTCTATTAACGCTAACACAGGCGACAGAGTCACTACGATGCTATGGCGTTATCCTCTTATGGTTCACGCCGAAGCTTGCAGGCACAGGGGTAAGAGCAGGAGCGTTGCATCGAACAGAGCAATACCTACTCACAAGATCCTGAAGATGGTAGCTGAAGACAAATGCGCACCTATCTTCTGGGGAGCTAACAACCCCGGTATGCAATCCAAGAGTGAGCTTTCCGGGCTTCGGCTTCTAGTGGCAAAGTTCGGATGGGCTCTGGGTAGACGTAGTGCTATCCTAGCATCCAAGATCATGCTGGCTGCTGGAGCGCACAAGCAAATAGCTAATCGCCCGTTAGCTCCATACCAATGGGTCACAGAGATCGTAACGGCTCATGAAGATGTGTGGCATAACTTCTTCGCCTTACGAGTGCATGAGGATGCACAGCCTGAAATGTTTGAGATGGCCCGACTAGCTGCCATCTGTTACTTCGGAGTCATGCCTCACAAGTGGCAAGCAGACACCAAAACAACTCCTTGCGGGAGAGAAACACCTGCATGGGTTAACATAGTCCATTGCGGTGGGTGGCACATTCCACTAGTTAGCTACGAGGAGATCGAGGCGCTCATCGAAGACTGCGGCTACTCAGAAGGCACGAGAAATGCTTGCATTATCAGTGCGGCAAGATGTGCCCGGACGTCTAACTTGTCAAGGTTCAATTCTGATAAGCTATCGACGTTTGATGAAGACTCAAGTCTTTACGGAAGACTTACTGGACAGATACCTCTACACATCTCTCCTACGGAACACCAGCTAGAGGCCTTAGCTAGGAGGGCTCACGTTGGTCCTATGGTGGGTTGGAGATCGTTCCGCTACCTTCATAAGGAGCATACGATTTACAACTGGAGTCTTGAGGATCTCGGGCACAGGAATCTCATCACCAAAGTTCCTAAAGCCTAAAGCCAATCGATAAGCCTAAAGCTAGGCCAAAAAGAAGGGGAGTAGGCTATTAGGCTTACTCCCCATTTCTTTGCCTTGTGTTAGGCTCTAGATAGCTAGCATACTGAGCACGGTCAGTCTGAATTCAGCATTGTCTGTGCACATGTCCGTGATGACGCACAGCTTACATTTGTCCTTACCGTCTTCTCCATGGATGAACTTTCTTGCCTCCATGATCTTGTCAGTTAAGGCTGTCATGTTTCTGACAGTCTCAAACACGAAACAAGGCTTCTTAGTTACCTGCTCGACGATCTTCTTGAGTTGAGGATCCGGCGGTGTGAAGGTAAAAAGAAGTATCTTGTCAGCTTCACTTGTACTGAGGTCGATAGCCTTGTGAACGTTTACAGCTTTGGTTTTCTTGATACCGTACTTCTTACGTCCCTCCTCCGTTAAAGATATGTTTCCTGGTGCCCATCCACTTGTGGGAATGTTTAGCCTTTCAGCTATCATAAGTACACCTACGTCAGCACTCGTACGAACTACGCCTACAAGTTTGGTCACCATTAAGCTGCTGCCTTTTTCCTTTCTACGCTGTTAGCCACATCTTCCATGAGTCTGATGTAGCGCCAGAGTTCTGGTCGATCTCTGATACGTTTGTTCATCGCGGTATTGTCGTTAGGACTGATCCTCGCACCTTTCCCGTAGTAGAACCTCTTCGTCAAGTCTTGAAGAACCTTCTTGAAGATAGTTGGCTCTTCGTAGTACGCTCGTGTGAGATCGTCTCGCTGCACAGCCAAGATAGGTTCCTTTAGAACCATCGAGTGTTCGAGCTGCATAGCACTGACGACTAACTGCATACGTGAGACTTCTAGAATCATCTGCTTCAGCTCGACAGCTTTGTTTGTTCCAGCGTGAAGCTTTAGCTGTCCGTTCATTCCCATCTTGGTAGCATTCATCATGTTGTTCACACGGGTAATGCGATTCCCGATAGGATCATCGAAGTGATGATTTAGAAGGTAAGCATTGAGCGTCTCAATACTTTCCCTCGTGTCGATGAGAGTAGCAAAGCTCAGACTGACTCTGAGTTTCTGCCACTCCCAAGTATAGAGAATCTCGCGTGAGATGTTGGCTGCTCGCTTCATCTGTTCTCCTTTGGAACTCCTGAACCTTGTCTTACTAAGATAACCCTGAACACTGTAGAGCAATAAGGACAGAAGAACTTGTTGCTCCCAGCATTCTCTAGCTTTCCAATAGGCTTCGCATGAGGATGACATGCACGCCTACTCTTATGCTCGTTCCATGGATCTTGTCTAGTGCAGACATGATATGGAACCAGTGTGTGTTCTGGTACGACTGGTATCCAAGCCACTGAACTACTCCTCTTGTCTGCCGTCGTACTTTCCCTTGATGGCTGCGTTGTAGATCTGACCAAGACTGTTAGCAGTCAACAACGCTTTGAACATCGCAGGAGGACAGTCATAACTCCACAGAGAGTTGTTAGTCTTGAACCTGAGATACAACTTGGCAAGCTTGGTGTTGTATCCGATTCGTGTGAACATCGAAGATGTGACGAACACTCTCTTGTTGAACATGTACTGCCAGTCAACAATCTTAATCGTGTACACCCTCTTAGGAGTTGTTACGCGATAGATGTCGCCTGTCACATGATCATAAGTGTGTCCTAACTTCTCGTTCCGTTCGATCAAACTAGACAAATGCTCTCTAGCTTGCTTCTGAGAAGGAAAAGCTTTGACGATGTGAATGTCGCCAACGGCTTTATTATCTTCCTTGTGTTCTGTTACGACAAAAAAGTTTAGCGACGACACTATACTCTCCCTTCATCTACAAGCCTTTAGGCTTCTCGCTACTGTGATCATCAGACACTCGATGACCTTCGTCACCCTCTAACATGTCTCTGATCTCCTGAAGCTTCTGAGTAAGTTCTACTCCTGACGTTACTAGAGCTTCAGCTGTGTCTTGGTGAATCATGTTGAACGCTGCACCAAGCACTACGCTAGAGTCAACTAGACCTTGAATGTAATCATCAGTAAGAGGTCTTCCTGCTGTGATACATCCCCGCATCAGTTGCCGATACAACTCAACGATTCTGTCATGCTCTGCAAGGTTGATTTTCACCTTACGCCTCCTAGGCGGTCTGTTTCTTCTTTCGCTCATGAGTTCCTTTCTTTACTCCCTTGCATTGCCTCTTTATTGAAGCAAGCCTTGGAGATGAATCGAACATCTCATTAGCCCTTAACGCTACAAGGCTACTGCTTGACTAGTCTACATCCTCCAAACTCATTACAGCTTCAGTGCTTGAGCTCTTAGAAGCTTTCTCAGCTTCTCTCTGAGCCCTAAGCTCTTTAGCTTTCTCGGTAAGCTCCTTGAGCTTGGAATCAGCCTCATTGACGAGAGTGACGAACTCATCCCACTTGGCTTTAGGAATGTTCAATCCCTTACCAGGTTGAGCATCATCATTATCGTCGAACCACCACCGACGAATGTCCATCGTAGGCGGTTGTGCCTCCCCGTCACGCTCGAAGATCGCGTGGTTGATACGAACTTCTTCCCTGCCAACCTTCAAGCTTCCGAGAAGCACCCGACGAGGCTCCTTGACAGGAGCTGCATTGCGACGATTGAACGACATCTAAATCTCCTTCAACATTACTTCGCGAATGCGAAGCGCACGCCTAACACAGTAATCTACGAGCTTACGCACGGCTTCAGGAGCACTGATGTCCTTCTGAGCCGCAACTAAGGTTAGAGCTACCACAACGTAAGGACTACCCGATAGCGCTAGTTGCACAGCCTGACAAGTTACTACTCCCCTTACGAACTCTTCGGTCAGTTCAAAGCCAAGCTCATCCCTTAGGATGGTAAGCAGATTTCTTGTCTTGTCGTCTGAGACGTCTTGAACTGCCTGAAGTTCAGGCGGAAGCTGTTCGTCTTCATCCATCAGCGGCATTGTTGTTCTCCTTCAGCTCTCGTTCACGAGCTCGCACACCCTCCCTACGCGTACGTAGCTCGTCTCGCTCCTCCAGCGACCGAGGCCCGTCATCACGATGATGAACCATAGCCTTACGAGCTTTGTATGCTTCGTTTGGATCCTTGAGCTTTCGAGAATAGGTAAGCGTATTGTAAACGTGCTGATAGCTTACAGGCCTACCTTCCTCTTGCATGATCTGCATGATCTCTGCAATACTCTTACGCTGCTCTGCCAAGTCTCTAATGCGTTGTGCTTTTGAGACTTGCCTACCATTACCCGGATCCATTCATATTCACCCCTTCTGTCAGGGTGCTACTCTCCACGATCGGAGAGAGTGTAAGCCGCGCCGCACTCTCCGCGGAATGCTTACAAGCCTCAGAGAGGAATCGAACCTCTCTACGCCTACTGAGACTACTAAGACTCATCCTCATAAGGATCGAAATCAGTTAGGTCGACAGCAGCAGCATTAGTTACATGTTTGTGCCATTCAGCTTTGATGGCTGCTTCACACTTCATGACATTGCCGATAATGCCTCCTGTAGATTTAACATACTTCTCGAGCTCACTATAAATTTTATTTATCTGTCTAAGTGTAGGAGTTAGGTTATAGCCATCTATAGCTGAATACTCCCTAGCTACTAGTGCAGACAGCACCCTAGCTACTTGCTCTTCAGGAGTCAAGTCAGGAGGAGGAGTCTCTACTGACTCAGGCTCCGAAAAATTTTTACCTAAGTCAGCCTTGAACGTAGGAGGATAGCTTCCCATTGCCTCCCAGTTGTAGCTATTGAATCTTCGTTTGCTCATACTCTCTAGGAGGGAATTGAACCCTCTTCGCAGCTGCCTGTCAGCCTAGAGAACCAACTACTCAACTAACTCTACTGGTCGTCAGGCGGGATGTGCCAAAAATCTCTATCCATCGTTTAGTTCTAGCCCCCATGTTCTAGCCCCCTTGAATCAGAGCTGCATGTCGAGCCACTGCTCATCCGTGAGCTTGTCGATCCGACGAACATAGAGCTTAGGCCGACCGAGCTTCCTGTTCAACTCGCGAGCTTCATGCATCGCAGTAGTAAGAGCAAGGTCACCATACTGCTCTGTAGCGTAGACTCTGTTCTTCGGATCGAACTGCTTAGGCTTGACGCCCTCATCAGTCTTGATATCGAAGAACAAACCGTAGTTCCTACGCATTAGCTTAACCTTTCTGCCACAAGTGGCCTGTACTGAGAACCGCCCCTCTTGACGGCTTCTTGTTGTTGCGCATTCAGAGCGTCAGCCATAATGCGAGCCGACAACTCTGAAAGGAATTCTCTACTACCGTATCTGATCCTTCGACCTTTTACGTAGTAGAATAGACCCCAGAGCTTACGCTCTTGTTGCTTCGAACGCATAACCAGCCGTTTAGATCCTACGAGTAGCTAGATCTTTTTCGACTTGTTTACGCTCGAGCTCCTGCTGCTTGACCTTATCATCGAGATCTGGATGTGGTATGTTCCAGTCTCTCACTCGAGAGAATCTTCGAACAATTCTGCCCACTGGATCTCTGATCTCACAGCAGTGAGGTCTGTTTGGGATAGGCACCTTGTCCAACGCACTCAGAAGACGCATTAGCATCACTGCGTCGAAGTCACGTGGACGCATCTTCCTCAGTTCGCATCCATACTCACCGAGAAACTTTTGTGCCCATTCTGGAAACTCGCTCAAAGGAAGTTCTTGAGTACCGAGTTTGAAGTGGAGTTTGAAGAACTTGTAGTTCGTTCTTCTACGAGCGTGCTTACGAGGCCTTGACTTAGCCATACTCTGCACCTGCTGTCTGTAGGTAGTTGAGAGGTTGTAATGAAACTAACTCTGTTCGGTTGTTCTAGTTTCATCAATATAATTATATAGCAAAAACCATGGAGAAAACAAGTAACTTCCCAATTCGAAGGTCCTTAAAAATTTTTAAGACATCTGAACATGGAAGTTGAGCTGCCTGCTGCCGTAAGCGGGCCCGGAAAGAAAGCTTACTCACGGCGGCAGGCGAGCGACTAGCGACGTTTACTCTCCCACTTTAGCGTCGTGTTGTTCTTCCTTGGAGTTAACGACGATTGGTGTTACCTTCCAGTTTAAGGAACAATCCTCATCGTCGTACCATTTGTTCCAGTCGAACTTTTTGTCACCAACTTCTTTGATCTTGGCCGACTCGATGTCTGAGAATCCTGGACAGTATCGATTGTCGTCCTGGAAATACTCCCTACCTAGATCATCGAGATCCATCTTAGACTGATCGCTTTGGATCGGACAATCATGCTTCGGACACCAGTGTTGCAGCGTCCAGTATTCTCCGTCTTGGAGCTTTACTTGTGAGAGGTCAGGTAGACGATCTTCTTCCATGTCAGCCTCTTATCTCTAGACACCTGTTTGTCTAGATTCAGCTTGGCGGCAATGATCCGCCTTGGGGCCATAATCCCTAGCTGAACTTGAAACTAATTGTGAGTGGTCGGTGGCTCCTGCTTAAGCCTGAACATCGGTTCGCCAAGCTCAACGTTCCATGACACTACCTCAGCTACATCAAGACAGAGGAGTTGTAGAAGTGCGTAGCCTGTAACGACGTACTGAGCATACTCCCTGAACGCGACCTCATCACGCTCTGGAATTTTAACGCAGCTCATGATCTTATCAACTGCCTGTTGGACAGTGAGTCCATGAAATACGTCTTCTCGCTCTGGAAGGTCGTTAACCTGGTCGCACATCTCGTCCAGTTCTTCGCGATCGGGTCGATCGTTCTCTGATATTACGTTTCTCACTTTCTGACTTGAGGTTAGCGAGCTCTCGTTCTAGCCTACTGCACTCAGCTCTCCGGACGGCTAGTAAGATCTGGAGACGAAGTTGTTTGTGGCTCATAGTGCTAAGGCTTTCCTAGAAGATACACCACTCCAAGGAAGCCCGCAATTGCTACGACGATCAACACCATGATCAGGAGGTCGCCAAGCAGTTGCTTCAGCCTTTGTTTGTTATGCTTCCTCATCTTCATCTCCCTCTTCATCTTCACCTTCTTCAAAGGTTGAGCAGTAAGAGAGTTCGAGGTTAGCTGTCTTTAAGGCTTCGATGACACGCTTACCAGCGGCTTTAGCATCGTCTTCGGTGTCGAAGTAGAACTGCATGTCTCGAACACCGAATCCAGTTCCAGCTGAAGATGACTCGAAGCCTACAGCCGTGTGTACGACATCGTTAGCCTTCTCCCACAGATCCATGGAGAAGTCCCAACCGTGCTCTGAAAGTTTAACGCCTACGTCGAGCACCCAGGACTGCTTCTTCTCGGAGCTCATCGATAGACCTCCTTGAGCTTCTCGACCACCTCATCGAGATTAGCTGCGGTCACAGATACTTCGATCTCATTGATGTCGTTATAGACGTCAACGATGACTTCTGTGTGAGTGGTGTAGATGCTAACATGTTTAAACTTGTTTCGCAGCCACCACAAGGCTGTGCCTTCTTTGAAGGGATTCTGTGGATCCATCTTCTCTGAGTGTTATGTCGCGTTGTGCGACTAGTTAGCCCGATTGCTAACAAAGCCTGTGAGAGCTTTGAACTCTCTTGGGGCCATTATCCCTCAGGCTTCTCTGTTGTTGAGGCTGTTAGGCGAGATCAGGCGCGATCTCTTCAGCTTCGTCATCGATCGACATGAAGCTGCTCGGATCGATCTCGATCTCGACGGAAGCAGCTTCGGCGCGATTCGGCAGTAGATCCCGATTCTTCAGCGTATTGTAAACCTGCTGATACGAAACCGGTTTGCCCTGCCGATCTTCTCGAGCACTCAGGATCTTCGCGATCTCGCCGGTGGTCTTGCCCAATCCGTGAAGTTTGACGATCTCATCGGAGAGCGAGACACCGTTGTTGGAGCGAGTCGTGTTGGGTTGGATCTGCTTCATACGCAGCGTGTTGTAAACGTGCTGGTACTTGATCCCGAGTTCTTCAGCGACGGCCTTAACCGATCCAAGTCGGCTGTACGCCTCAAGGATCTTCTCGGTCTTCGTTCCTGCTTTCGCCGTCACGACGATCGAGGTGTTAGCGCCGCTGTTGTTGCGCTTGCTCATCGTTCTTCTCCTGTCAAGGTTGGCTACCTTAATTACTTTAGCTTAAGGAGCCGAGTTGCGCTCGTAGCGCATATCTCATGAGAGCATCGAACTCTCGAGAGGCCTGTAACCTATGAGATCACTATTTGATGTATGTGATGTGTTGCTTCATCACTATAATTATATAGCAAAGCCCATGGGAGAAATCAAGTACTTTTGCTGGGAGGGCAAAAATTTCTTTTGGACCGTTCATCACGCCTTGGGAGCTGTGATTTTTTGGTGTGGTTGACGTGGTTGACGTGGTTTCTCCCATGGGGCCTTTGTTGAGCTATTTTAACAGGTTCTCCTTCCGTTTGTCTTTGATTAACTGGATTTGCGCGTCAGTTAAGGCGTCTCCTATGACATAGACTGTCTTGTCTACTTCGTTGAAGATACATCCACAGGCACACCAGGTGCCTACGTAGAATGGCATCGTTTCACGATCGCCCGGATGCATCACTCTAATGTTGTCTGTGTCGTCATCACAGATCGGACAGATTGGACGATCCATCTTAGGTTCTCCTTTAGGGTTGAGAGACTTGGAAGAGATAACTGTTTGAACGCTTCTCTAAGGCGATCTGTTTGTGGATCCATAGTGTTTGGTTCCTTCCAGTGGACACTATATAACTAACATCCATTCGTTAGTTATATATAAATATTATATAGCGAAAACATGGGAGAAAACAAGTACTTTTCATAGTCGTACTCAAAATTTATTTTGGACCGTTAAAGAAGCCGAGGTTGTACGAAAAGTTAGGACTAAGGAGCCAAGGTTACTTCCAGGGATAAAGATAAACTGGAGCTATATGGTATGGTTTTATGGTACGTAGCCAAGGATCGAAAGGGAAGCCTCAAGAGGCACTCAGAGCCGTGCGACACGTCGGAAGGGTCGGACCAGCGCCAAAGTTTTACTATAGGGCCGGGCGGGCCTCCTGTCGGCGCGGGCCGGTGCATCGGACGCCCGTGCATGGGTGGGCGGGCCGGGCCGTGGGCGTCGTGGCTCACAGGTGCGCTGGCGCCCTGGGCCGCGCGTGCATCGGCGGGTGCATCGGACCCTGGGCCGGCCGTGGCCGGTTGGGCCGGGCGCCGCGGGTGCATCCGCCGCTCGGGCGCGCCGTGGCGTGCATGGGAGGCGCGTGCATCCGAGGGCGCCGCCGCCCGGGGCGCTGGGGTGGGGGTGGGGGATAATGGGGGTTGGGGGACCTGTGGGGTGGGGGATAATCGGAACGATTAGGTTTTAACTGGAAGCCTTTGGCTTACGGGTAACCCGAAGGGCGGAGCGAAGCGGAGCCCAGAACACTAACAACCATGTTCGAATGTGCGAAAACTAACAACCTCGCTTGGGAGGAACGTAGCGAAGCGAAGTGGATGCCCCTCGTATCACTAACAACCAAATAACCATGATTTTCGAACGCAGTGAGAAAATCATACCTTAATGGCAGCTAACAGTTTGCAGCTAACATACGTTTGGAATAAAAAGTTGTGCCCGAAGGGCAAGAAAAATTTTGTCACGAGAACTCAACATTCTCGCAACAAAATCTCAACACTACCTACTTCCGAACACTATCACTAAAGCTACGATCGCTAAAACCAACATAACCAACACTGCCAGATCAAACAACACTTCACTTTTCATTACTTTCTCCACCTGATCACAAACTCAACAACAATATGAGCTACCAAACAAACGATCATAAACAACACTGCCGGATTCATCACTTTCTCCTTTCACCTAAAATTAAGCTATAGCCTATATCTTTCAATATAAGCTATAGCCTAATCTCAACTCTCTACTACTTCCTACTCAACACATTATACACAAACTGATAACTAATCCCCAACTCCTTAGCAATGTCTCCTTTACTCACACCTTCCTTAGCCATCTTCCTAATCTTCTCACTCTTACTTTCTCCCTTTTCCTTCAAATTCACTCCCACTCCTTTCATCTTCAAACTATTATAAACTACCTGATACTTTAACCCCAACAACTTAGCAATCTCTCCTACAGTCTTACCCTCCTCATTCAACCTCAACATCTTCTCAACATTCGAACCCTTCTCCACCTTCACACCACCAACCATAACCACTTCCCTTTCCATTTCAACACCTCTCATCATCAGTTAAGCTCTATTACTTAACTACATACATCTTAACATATACAATCTCAACATGCAACTACATTTATATTAACTGATCATCTTATTTCCTCAACATATCATAACATTTACTCAACATCATATTTTCTCAACATTTATTCAACATCATATCATCTCAATATAATCACAACATATTATCTATAATACATATATTTAGTCGATCTACCACTAACACTCCGTTTATGAATACAAATTTACTAAATATATGTATTATAGATAATATATCGTCTCACACAACGGGGGCACTTTTTCCGTATAGGTGTCCCCTCGGACAACAAGAGACGTCATCTTGAAAGTTAAGCATGAACCAGCTAACTGCAGACGGCATCTAGAGAACCACCCCAAGGCCCCCGGGGGGGGTTCTATGGGGGGGATGAGGAGTGTATATATTTATATATTATATGAATATTTTTATATTCCTTCCCTTCCTATATTTTATGATATTGAATATTCATCTCCCTAAATACGACTATCTAACAAATAAATATTTTAACCTCCTCCACCCCCCCCAAACCCCCCAATTGAGAGGATAATTTATAACATTCGTTCATAATATATGTTAGTTAGCTATTCAATAAATTGATTAGAATATGAATATTCATAATCATAAATAATAGTTATAGATATATGTTGTAGTTATTACAGTCGAAGTCGCTGGATGCCCGAGGAGCTAGCCGTGAGCAGGGATTGGTTCTCTCCTCCGTTAGAGCTGTGCCGCCTTGCTGGGCATATATTCCTACCATATTACCGGGACTACAGGAACACTCAATAATGTCTCTAAAAGAACTCAATAAATACACAATGGGAGTTTATAGATAATGTGCGTGATTTCTCCCGAGCTTCCGATATATAATAATCATGGATTAAGTGGACCTCAAATCCATAAAGAGAGATGCACAACATAGTCCCACAAGGAGACGTCAGATGCGTTGACATATATTCGCTACCTGACTGTCCTGCGCTGATTGATCTTCGACAGGCGAATTCATTCGAGTCCAGGGCTGTTGAGCGACTGGCTGATCTCCTTAAGCAGACGGCTGTACAAATTTATGTCAACAACCCTTATGAGTTAGTTAGCACACTCAACTCAATGGGTTTAAGTACGGAGTGCGTGCCACTCGATGAACAGGACTTGTACGAGTTAATAGAACGGTAACCGAGGCGTACATGGGTAACCTAATTGATCTTGGAGATTACGGCGGACCTGCAGATATTAAGACCGACTGGATAGGTGCCAATAGACCTACCAGAGGTGGCGGTCCACGACAAGAAACACAAATTACCCTAGATGCCTTTGAGGCTTACTTCAGCAATGGTGGTAACATATCCAAAACTTGTGCTGCTACCGGGTTAGCTCGAAGAACTGTTCAAAGATACGAAGTCTGGTACGAGTGGAAGTCTCGTCTCATCCTCCGACGGCAGAAAGCCAGAGAGTTGATGGAGAGCAAGGCTGCAGAGTCTGTAGCCACGATGCTCGACAAGCACTACCAAGTTGGAAACAGGCTTATCGATAGGGCAGTTGAGTTCCTTGAGAACATGCCTATTGATAATGCTAGAGACGCAATAAACGCTGCAAAGCTCGGAATCGAAATACAAAGGAAAGTTCGAGAACTTCCCGACTGGATCCACCAGGTACAGAATGCCACTCCCGAACAGATTGTTGCCCGGGTTAGAGAGATCCAGCGCACCCTCGCTAGAGCAGGAACTCCTGGCATTGACGAAGGAGTTGGAGGCGAGGGGGATCGAACTGAATTCATCGACGCTGAATTCAGATCAGAAACCGACTCTGGGGAAGGACTACTCAGTCTACCAGAAGAACCCGATAGCTTTTGTGAGGGACGAACTGAACTTCTTCCCTTGGAGCAAGCAGCGAGAGATCCTGAATGCGTTGAAGGACCATTCACGGATTTCGATTAGATCGTGTCACGGGGTTGGAAAGACCGCAATCTGTGCAGCCGCGGGATTGTGGCATCTGTACTCCTTTGAAAATTCAATCCTGATCACTACAGCACCAACAGCTCGTCAGGTCAAAGAGCTGTTGTGGCGTGAGATTAGAGGGCATCATGCAAGAGCGGGCCTCCCAGGCCGCTGCTTAACTACGATGCTCGAACTCTCCGATCAGTGGTATGCTATGGGATTTGCTACCGATGACGGTAACAAGTTCCAGGGCTTCCACCCTCAAGGCGGTCACATTATGGTGATCGTTGATGAGGCAGCCGGCGTTGCTGAGGAAATCTTCGAAGTTATTGAAGGTATCCTTACCAATGAATACGCCATTCTGATGATGATCGGAAACCCTACTTCGACGTCTGGCAAGTTCTACGACACGCACCATTCGCTCAGGGACATCTATAAAACAGTTCACATCAGTGCACTCGATAGTCCCAACTTCACAGGAGAGCGGATACCTCAAGCGATTGCTCCTAAACTTGTTCAGCCTAAGTGGGTAAGAGATCGAGAGAGGGAATGGGGTGCTGATTCTCCTCTCTTCAAGAGTCGCGTTCTCGGCGAGTTCCCCGATCAGAGTGATAAGTCACTTATAGCTCTAAGCTGGGTCGAGTCCGCTAGGAATCGATTCATCAACGTTAGAATCAACCCTCGTGATGTAATCATCACTCAATTCAACCCTTCACAATCTGCAATCTGGCGACCTATCATACACCAGGAGCGTGTTACACTGGGAGCTGATATTGCCAGGTATGGCTCGGCGGAGTCTGCAGTCTATATTAGGAAGGGCCCATACATCCTTCATAGTGAATTCTGGCGTAAAGTAGATCTCATGGAGACTGCTGGTAGAATTAGAAGGATGGTAGTTGATTACTCAGTAGAATGCGTTAACGTTGACGCAACTGGTATTGGCGCCGGTGTAGCTGACCGACTTCGGGAAACTTGTCCTGGCGTTAATATCAACGCTGTCATTGTTGGCTCCTCTCCTACTGATAAAGAAAGATTTCGTTTCTTACGAGACGAGATCTTCTGGGCTCTTCGGGAAAGGTTACGAGAAGGAGAAATCGGTCCTCTACTCGACAACCGGACGCAAGCACAGCTAACAGCTCTGCAGTATACGCACGACAGTCGAGGCAAGATTCAAGTAGAAACGAAAGAAGAGATGGCCAAGAGAGGCTTACCATCTCCAGATAGGGCCGACGCACTAGCCCTTGCCTTTGCACCCGTACTTCTTTACCAGCAGAAAGCGTTAGCAGGAGGAAATAGACCGGTTTTATCCACGTACCAAGTGAGATAGTACATGGTTGCAGGACCCATCACAATTTCTCCGGACTTCGTAGCTCCTTTGCTGAATTTCGGAGCTATTGGTTGTGTCTTGACGTGGTTCATGCTGAGAAATGAAGTACTGCAAAACAAACAAACCGAGGCGATCGATAGACTTACCCGGGCCGTCAGTTTAAGTCTTTTAGCACAAGAAGTAACGCCACGCATGACGCAAGAACTTCACGAACTACTCAAGGAAGTAGAAATCGCTGAGTCCGAGCGCAGAAAAGGTAAGAGATGAATCTCCTACGGCCAGTGAGAAGGGAAGAGGATAGTAACGACAACCTAGCCTTATTCTACATTCCAGAAGAAGGCTTCACCTGCGGTGAGCAGCAGGCTATGTCCGCGCAGAGAGCACGACGTAGAAAGATCTGGTCAAACATCGCTGTGGTTGGAGCTGCTGTGTTCTTCACAGCCTATCTTTACTGCATTCAGTTGACGGTCAAAGACTCGGCAAATGCTATTCCGAGCCCTGTAAAGTTTTCACAACTGCATGTAGTAGAACAGCGTGTCTACCATCCAGGCGATACGATCCGATTTGACTTCTTGAAAGAAATCTCACAAGACAACATAGCTATTCTGACACTAGACACCTGGCAGAACCTTTCTACAGGTGAGTCGTATCCAGGACCTATCTTAGGTAGGGTAGCTAAAAAAGGTGTGGAGCAGACAGTACTCTATCGACGACTACCTGAAAACCTCTCAACAGGAGAATACATTCTTGAAGGTTGGGCAAGTGCACAGCTCGAGAAACGAGCGCTACCAGCAAGATACTTTTCTGAGACGTTTCAGGTAATCGACCCCGATCCACTCAAGATCCATCCTGCTAAGGGAGAGTAAGATGAGTTTCAATCTAGGCGGCGGACTCAATCTCGGTAACATCGGCAGCAAGCTAGGTGACGCTAAGAAGCTTGTGGACAGTATCAGTCCTGTCCTCAAGATGTTCGGCGTTGACCCTGCTCATATGGTTAACAACATCGGACGCGACCGCTCCCAGAAGGCTGTTAATCTTGCCATTACAGAGTGCGTCACTTACTACGAAAACAAGGGTGTAACTCCTGCTAAGAAGATTACTTCTGATCAGGCTGAATACATCCTAGTTAGAGACTACCTCTACCAGATCAGCAAGCATACGATCAAGCATCTTCTGGATGGTCTTCCTATTCCAGGACTTGCCGGTACGGTTCTCAATGCACTGTTGCCAATGGCAGCCGACAAACTTCGTGATGATCACGATGATAAGGTCTTCGCTAACATCAAGGGCATGCTTGATCCCGAAGATAGTGTTGAGAGTGCCGTCAAAATGATCGCGAAGGAACTGTTCGAAGAGGTGTTCTAGTCCAAGCCTTAGGCTAAGGAGTTCGCGATGCAAGGTGCTATCGGCCCGTCAGGCCGACTCACAATGAAAAAGATCCCGCCTAAGAAGGCTCCACTTTCGTGGCGTTTGAAGAACGCTATGAGGTTGGGATTTCTCCTCGGCTGGGTCAACGTTCAGATTGCTAAAGGATTCTCACGACTGACTGGTATTCCTACAATTACCAGTAGTTTGAGGATCAAGAAGCGTTGTCTGGACGGAACCTGGATCGATTACGGTGTCGTCGGCTATCGTGTTGTTACCAACGCGGGAGTTGCCTTCCTAGTTGACGACTGGGATGACAATACAGCTTCTGCCACCAACGACATAACGACCATGAAGTATCATGGTTGCGGTACTGGAGGAACTGCAGAGGCTGCCGGTGATACCGCCCTGGTGACAGAGTCGACTACGGCCCTTAACCCTGACAATACGCGAGCAACTGGAACCCAGAGTCAGCCGTCCAGTAATATTTTGCAGTCTGTTGGAACTGTGACGTTCGACGCAACTGCAGCTATTACTGAACATGGTTTGTTCTCGCAGGCAGCTACTGGCGGCGGTACACTGTGGGACAGAACGTTGTTCTCTGTCGTTAACATGGCAAGTGGCGAACAACTTCAGTTTACCTACCAGTGCACGATCAATTCGGGCGGCTAAAGCAACACAAGCGAGCTTCTTATGGCTGTACTACCTGACGCAAAGCGAGTCGATGTTTGGGCTGATCAGATGCGCTCCGGCATAGGCGCTTCTCTTACTAAGCCTGAACTTCGAGCAGCTGTTGATGCTATCGATAATTGAATTGAAGCTAATACAGCTAGCTTCAATCAGGCTCTGTCTGTAGCAGCACGTCAGAATTTAACGGCAGCTGAAAAGCTTGCATTATTTGCAGCAGTCGCTCTTAAGAGGGTAGGGTAGCCCTATGGCATCAGGACAAACATTATCTAAGTCTAACGCCCTAGGGTTCACCCTACCCTCTTCTAACTTTCCAAACATAGCATATCGAAACGCCCATCCTATCCTGCAGTTTGATGCTGCAACAGAAGAGGCCGCATACTTCAATGACGTATTACCTCGCAACTACGGCGGGGGCGGTCTTACGCTCAGCATCTACTGGATGGCAACTTCAGCCACAACAGGAGTGGTTAAATGGGGTGGATCAATCGAGCGTCATCAAGCATCTACAGATGACCTCGATGCAGACAGCTTTGCAACAGAACAAACAAATACAGGGACAGCTCCTGGTACATCAGGACAAGTCCTAGTCACAACGATCACCTTTAGTAGTGGTGCTAATATGGATAACCTTGCTGCAGGTGAGTCGTTCAGATTGAAGATTGCACGGAAGGCGGCAGACGCAGCAGACACCATGACAGGTGATGCAGAGATCCTAAGGATCGAAATCAAGGAGACTTAGGTGGCGAGGAGCTTCGCCAGATCGTCTAGTCAAGCACTCAGAACGACTACCGTACCAATTAGCGCATATCCGTTTACACTTGCTTGTTGGTGTTACCCAGTAAGTAGTAATGGTATGACGTTGATCTGTATGGCGAAGTCTTCTGGTAATGGTGACTGGCACCAGCTTGAATATAGAGGAGCTTCTAGTCCACAAACAATCAATGCAGAGACACAGCAAAATGCAGGTGCTTCTGATGCTGCTGCATTGACGACTACAGGATTAGCTCCTAACCAGTGGATTCATGCTTGCGGAGTCTTTGCAGCGTCCAACGATAGAAGAGCATACATCAACGGAGGAAGTAAAGGAACATCATCTTCAACAGCTACGTTCCCTGCAAGTATGAATAGATGTACGATCGGTGTTCTCGATCGTCTATCCCCTGCAGGTTATATGGATGGCAGAATCGCAGAAGCTGCTATCTGGAATGTAGCTCTTACCGATGATGAGGCAGCATCGCTGGCAGCAGGGACCTGTCCACTACTAATTAGGCCTACAGCACTTGTTCGTTACTGGCCTTGTATCGGTGCTTCTCCAGAACCGGACTTTGTAGGGCAGATCAACGCTACGCTAGTAAACACGCCTACAACAGCAGACAATCCTAGAATCTACAGACCTCTAGGAAACTTCCTTCACGAAGTAGCAAGATTTCAAGCAGTATCAGGTTCGATCAGTCCTACAGGCACGGTAAAGAAATGGCCGAAGAAGATCGTATCAGGTGTGTTGAGCTTCGCAGGCACCCTCTTGAAGAAGCCGAAGAAGTCGCTGACGGGCTCGATCTCTCCTACTGCTACGCTGTCGAAGATTCGGAAAGCATTCAAGAGTTGCGCGGGAGCAATCTCACCGACAGGAATAGTGTCGAGATTCCCGAAGAAGCGTTTAGCGGGCGCCTTCACACCTTCTGGAACGATAAACAAGAAGCCTAAGAAGAATGTTTCAGGTTCGATATCTCCTACAGGTACGCTGACTAGAAAACCAAAGAAAGTCGTTCAGGGTTCTATCTCTCCTACCGGAACACTAATCAAAAAACCTAAACGACTAGTTCAAGGTTCTATTAGTCCTACAGGCATCCTGACGAGAAAACCGAAGAAGATTCTTCAAGGCACACTCACATCTGTTGGAACACTAAACAAGAAGCCGAAGAAGCTTCTACAGGGAGCAATCAGCCCAGTAGGCACACTAAGTAAGAAACTAGCACGTGTAATTCAAGGTGTTCTCAGTTTTACAGGTGTCCTGCTTAAGAAGCCTAAGAAATCAATTCAAGGACTGATTGCTCCTTCTGGCACACTTAAGAGAAAACCAAACAAGAAACTTCAAGGATTAATTAGCCCGACGGGTTCGCTGAAAAGAAAACCGAGTAAGCTACTACAAGCTGTTCTAACCTTTACAGGCTCACTTCTTAAGAAGCCTAACAAGAAGGTTGGAGGTGTTATCTCTCCTATTGGAGGGTTAGCAACGTTAGCTTCGTCAGCAGTACACTACATCTATTCAGCAACGGTTGCTTTGGTAGCTGCTGCTACTGCATCTATCCAAGCAATTATGAACTCGACAGCTAACACAGTTCTTGAAGCAGAAGACGAGGCACAAGTAACTGCAGTTCAAACGGATGAGGCTTCTGTCACATTAGTCGAAGATTCGAGCGCAGAGATCAATTAGCATCAGGCAAAATCATGGCAAGCTCTACCTACGAAGATTTCGACATTGATGTGATGTGGGGCGATCGTCGCTTCATTGACATTACAATCACGATTCGTGATAGTAATGGCACGATCGTCCCAAATGCCTCTCTAACGGGTTACAAGATCTTCTTCACAGCTAAGGAGCGAAAGTCAGACGATGTTCCATTGTTTGCTTTTAACACAGCAAACAATCCGACTAACATAGCAATCACTGATGCAGCTAATAGGAAGGTGAGAGTATCACTCCTTCCAACTACTTACAGTGGACTAGCTATTGTTAACAGGGACTATCAGCTCTATACTGACATTAAGATTTTGGCTCCGGGTGGAACAGGCGACCTCGAGACTGTGGCTAGAGGGATTATCAATATCCTTCAAAGCCCGACCGAAAGTCTCAGCTGATAAGGGCCTTCACTTCAATGATTGAGTTAACCAACCAACTGATCAGGGATTTCATCACACGTGAGGGATATTCTCCCGCTCCTTCGGGTAAGCTAGGCATCCTCGGACTTAGAGGAGCCTTTCGGAAAGGCGAAACTCAGATTGAACGGAATGATAACTTCTCTCCTGAGAACCAGAATCATTACAACGACACGCTAGTGTTGTATGGTCCTGTTCTTGCAGCTTTTCCAGCATCGTGTGATCCTGGCAGGTATTGGACGGAGCGACCACTCAATCTTAAGGGATGCGCTCATCTCAAGGAAGGTGCCTGGTTCTACAGGATTGGAGTTCACAAGGGCCATCAAGCTCTTGTTCAGGACGCTGCAGTTACGATTGTTCGTGACTTCGATAAGGATGGAAAACCTGACCCTGAAGAGCCTGAGTTCACTGGATGGTTTGGAATTAACATCCATGCAGGTGGAACGTCTCCTGAAGTCAATCGAAACTCGGCAGGTTGTCAGGTAATCGAAGGCGGGTGGGAAGGACAACACTGGCAGTTGTTCTTCTCTACGATTCTGTTCTATCGGAACAGGTTTGGGCAGACAAGATTCAACTACCATCTGTTGAAGGCTTCTCGAATCTTCTAAATCATGACAGACCCACAAACAATTGCAATCGAAGAAGATCCGAAGGAGCAGGGAGCCAAGCCTAAGGCTCAGCTTCAAAAGGAGTACGTAGCTGGAGGCTTGTTCTCCTGGCCCAAGCTAATTCGTGCTCTGCCCTTCTACTTCGATGACCTAACTCGAGATTTCGGTGATGACATCTACGAGCGGATGCTTAATGATCCGCAGGTAGATAGCTGCGTCGAGATCTTGAAGTTAGCTATCCTTGCCCAAGGTGTACATCTTCTTCCTTCTAGGAAGCAGCTTGATCCTGACTACAAAGAATCCGTCAAGTATCGCGACTTTTGTAAGCGAAACCTGGAATGCCATCTCGACCAGGATTTCATTACAGGACCGCTGTATGATATGCTTGACGCTCTTCCACTCGGGAACAAAATTGCGGAGAAAGTATACTACATTCCTGATAAGGGCGAAGACAAGGGTCTCGTTTGCTTGAGGCGGCTTAAGGTCAAGCCTCGCAGAACGGTTGCCTTTGCTGTTGATCCTTATCTGAATGTAATCGGCATTCTCGGTAGACTACCTGGCAGGGGCGGCCCCGCTCTTATCAGTTCTATTGCAGTTGAGGCTGTTAAGGCTGAGTGGTTTCTACCTCGAGAGAAGTTTGCTGTTCTGACGTATCGACCTAAGAACGGAGACCCTAGAGGAACGAGTTGTATTCGTCCTGCATACAATCCATGGTGGCTTAAGACACAGGTCTGGCCTGAATATCTTAAGTTCCTGGTTCAGTTTGCCAGTCCTTCTTTGATCGGTACGTTGTCTGCGAATGCTCAGCGTCTACCCAAAGTCGATCCTAACACAGGACAATTCGAGCTCGACAATCAAGGTAATGTAGTTTACGTTGATCCTGAAACTGCTATGCTATCAATGCTACTAGCATTTCAGAACGGCACAGCTCTAGTCATTCCTAACGATGCTAAAGTAAATGCTCTCGAAGTTAGGAATCAGGGAGATCCGTTCGATGCTGCTATTGCATTGTTTGACAGGCAAATAGCTAAGTCGATCTTGAACCAGACGCTTGCAACTGAGGAAGCGAAGTTCCAGGCAAGAGCAGCAGCGCAAACACATCAAGATATTCTCGGACTTCCTATCAGATATGGTAAGAAGGCCGTAGAGGCAATGATCAAGAGAGACATCTGCTACTATCTTCTCAAGTATAACTACGGAAAAGAAATAGCAGATAAGTACACTCCTGAAGTCAACCTCAGCGAGACTGAAGCTCAAGATTTTCCTGAGTTCGCAACTGCAATTGCGAAGCTCAAGCACACAGGCTTTTTGCATCATAGTCAGTTCGAAGAAATCGATTCTTGGCTTAATCTTCCTCAGCGACGACCTGGCTGGGAAGAAGAATATATGGAGATGCAAAAAGCACAGGCAGGTCTTACAAACAACCCGGACGACGTCGACAATGACGTCGATTCTAACCAGAGAGACAACGCTAATTCAAAACCTAGAAAGAGTGGCACTGAAGGAGAAGACGCTCCTTCTGACCCTGAAGCTGGAGACGTAGCTACGCCATGAGCGATATGATTATGAGGGCATTAGCTGGATGCCCCATGGCGCTAACTCAAGACTATCTTGAGGCGATGGTCAGTCTTGTTAACCGAGAAGACCTTAACCCAGAGTTCTTGAGAGCGCGCGATGGTGTCCCGCTAAGCAATACTCGAGTGACGCGAGAACGTGAGGGAGTAGCAATTATTCCCGTTCACGGTCCGCTGATCAGACGTGGTAACTGGATTCAAGAGGTTAGTGGAGCAGTCTCTACCGAGCTTCTCGCTAAGGACTTCAACGCTGCTCTTGACAATCCTAACGTCCGAGAAATCCTGCTGGAGATCGATTCTCCTGGCGGAGAGGCTAACGGCACTGCAGAGCTCGCAGAGATGATTTTCAATGCGCGCGGCAGAAAGCGAATCGTAGGATATGCAACAGGTGACTGTTGTTCAGGAGCCTACTGGCTAGCATCTGCTTGCGAAGAGCTCTATGTGTCCGAAACCTCTATGGTAGGCTCGATTGGTGTCGCAGCTGTAATTCACGACACATCAGCTCGCGATGAGCGGACAGGTAAGAAAGCATACAAGTTCGTCTCGAGCAATGCACCTAACAAGCGTCCTAATCTTGATACTGCTGAAGGACGTTCTGTTGTGCAGAAGACTCTTGACGACCTCGAGACTATCTTCATTTCGAAGGTTGCTCGAAACAGAAGTGTCACTACAGATGTAGTGATGTCAGACTTCGGTAAGGGTGGTGTCCTTACTGGAGAAGCGGCTGTCGCAGCTGGTATGGCCGATGGAATATCGACCGAAGAAGCTGTGATCAAGTCGTTGATCGATAGTAGATACGCCGCAAGATCGGGTTCGCCGAGTGCTGCGGCTACGGAGAAAAGCATGGCAACTGAGAACAATGGCGGCCAGCTCTCTATTGGCGATCGCATTAAGCATGCGTTTGGTAATATTGGGCTGAAGATCGTCGACGACAACAGCAGCCAGGGCCAGCCAGCCGCAGGCGAAGGCGTTCCTAACCCGAGCGCAGAAGTCGAGCGGCTTCGGCAGGAGCTGGCAGCAGCTACTGAGCGCGAGCAGACCCTTCGTGCTCAGATCTCGCAGCAGACGCAGTCTTCGGTCCAGATGGACACGCAGCACTTTACCAACAGCCTTTTGGCGAGTGGGAAGTGTCTGCCTGTTGCTGTTCCGATCATTTCTGCTCTGTTGATCACGGCAGCTGAGGATGACAGGAAGAATCCTCTTAAGATCGGCTTTGAGATCAACGGCCGAACTTATCAGGCGAACTCTCGCGTAGAGGCTATTAAAGCTCTGTGTGAGGTTCAGGCGGAGAACTTGCTTACCACCGAAGCAGGTGCGACGTCTCAGATCGATGCTGGACAGAAGATGAATGCCGAGCATATCTCTTCTATGTTCAAGCTCGAGAACAAGCAGGATACTCCGGAAGCTCGAACGAGCCAGTCGAACGAGACTTCGTCTGTCACCGCTGAGCGAAAGAAACAGCTCCTCAGCATGACGCCTCTCGGCAAGTCCGTTATGGGCGGCCTTACCAACGGTAACAACGGAAGCAACAAGAACTAACTGCTTCCTAAGTGAGTGAGAGTAACATGCCTACTTCGGCAACCCACACTTATAACAACCAGAAACTGGAGCCGTTCCAGAATCCGGAAGAAGCCAAGATCATCGAGGTCACGTTCGCTGCGGGCGCGGCCAACATTCCCAAGGGTACGCTTCTTGGAGAGGTCACGGCTTCTCCTGGTGTGTACAAAGCGTACAACGACGCTAACAACGACGGTTCGCAGACGGCTAAGGCCATCGCCCAGTACGATATGCAGATCGACGCTAACGGTCTGATCACCCTCTCCAGTGTCGGTTCGACGGCAGGTGGAGAGTCTGGTGAGAAGCTCCGAGCAGCACCTGCTTACGTATCTGGCACCTTTAAGACCACCGACCTCACAGGTTTGGACGCTGCTGCAGTGACCGATCTGGGACGTCTTATTCAGGGCACCGTTGCTGACGGTATTCTGCGAGTCGGATAACTAAGAAACTATGTCTACGTTCACTTATCCTAGCTCTCGCGAGCTGCGCGAGATCGCACAGGAAAAAATGCCTCGGCTGATTCAGGATCGCCTCGGCTTTCAGCTCTTCCCGATGACTGAAGCCGATGCATATCTGGTTAGCTGGGAGCAGAAAGACAACTACGCTGGCCTGCAGCAGCTCCGCGGCCTTAATGGTGAGCCTAGCAGGGTGAAGCATGTCGGAGCAAAGCGCTACGACATTCAGCCCGGGGTTTACGGTGAATTCAAATTCATCGACGAGCTCCAGCTCACCATGCGACGTCAGTGGGGTACGTTCGGCACGCCGATCGATATCTCCGACCTCGTGATGGAGGCTCAGGATCATCTTCTCGAGCGCCGGCTTGACCGGATCGAGTTGATCATCTGGACTCTCCTGGCAACGGGAACGTTCTCGGTCGCGCTGCCTTATGGTGCTGGTATCGCTCACACCGATACCTACACTCTGCAGACCTACGCAGCGGGTGTTGCGTGGTCGACGTTTGCTACGGCAACGCCGATCCTCGACTTCCGTACTGTCAGGCTGCTGGGTCGTGGTAAGGGTGTTACGTTCGATGCTAATGCTCGAGCGTATATGAACTCTGGCACGGCCAACAACCTACTGCAGAACGCTAATGCTAATGACCTCTTCGGTCGTCGGCATACGGGTCTGCAGACGCTCAACAACATGAAGGACATTAACGCGCTCCTCATGAATGATAACCTGCCTCAGATCGTCGAGTACGATCAGGGTTATCTGGATGACAACGGTACGTTCCAGTTGTACATCCCGAACAACAAGGTTATCGTTGTTGGCGCACGGCCTGCTGGCCAGCTCATCGGTGAATACAAGTTCACCCGAAACGTCAACAACCCGGATATGTCTCCAGGCGCTTACATGGCGGTTATTGACCGCGGCGCGGAGGGTTCGGGTCGGCAGGTTCCTCGCACGATCGAGGTTCACGACGGTCACAACGGTGGTCCGGCTATCTACTATCCGGGCTCCATCGTTGTAATGACTGTATAAGCGTAAACTGTTCTTGATCAAGAAACAAGTCCGCGCTTAGTCCCGAAGGACATATAGCCTCCTCGATTGATCTGATCGGGGAGGCTATCTCTCGAAAGACAGAGCAATACAATGCCTGAAGAGACTAGAATCAATCCGCCGGATACTCCTCCAGCAACCAATAATCCTTCCCAGGAAGGAACGGGAGTCAAACCCGCGGAAGTCACCAACACTTCAAACGCACCAGTACGCTCCAACGATAATCCTCCTGGTTCACTGCAGGCCGCCGAGAGTGAGCTGTCTTCCTCGGCCGTTGGTGCGAGCGGTGTCCACCCGAGTGTCAATCCTGGCAGTGATACCGTTCCGGGTACTGGTACTCCCATGACGAAGCCTCGAGAGCTTCCGGAAGGAGTCCTGTACAAGGTTACCTTCTCAAGTATTCAGGGTCGCTGGACTCAGAATACTATTGTCAGCGAAGACGAAATCCTGCAGGAGCTTGGTCAGGAGGGTCTCGATCGCCTGCTGGGGATTGGTGCTATCCGGGAAGTAGATGATGCTGATCTGGAGCACTTCAATCTCCTGCGCGACAAGGAAGTTGCTCGTGAGGCTATGAGCGTCGAACAAGGACGTACGCCTCAAGAGGTCGAAGCTGACATTCGTGCTATGAGTGAAACGGGTGATCAGCACGACGTCGCACTGCGAAACGTCGGTTCGGTTATTTAGGCTGAAGCGCAGCTCCTTCGCAGCCTAAAGGTGCCTTTACGAGTTAGGCAGTTTCACTCTGCAGGACTCCAGACCCGTTCGAGTCGGGCTAAAGGTGTTCCTCTCATGAGGAGTTAACGGAACAAACAGATGCCTCTTTCTCCAGAACAATATCTTGAGAACCTCGTAAGAGAGTTTGGCGAGGAGAACAACCCAGCGTTTGAAGCTATGGCAACAACCTGGTGGAGCATGCACGATGACAAGGCACAGTCAGGTGGCCTTGCTCTTCAATACCTCAACGCTCGTCGTGAGGGTGCTCTCTACAAGATGACTGCCAACGCAGATAACTTTGACTGGGAGCAAGGAACGGTTCGGCAAGATGATTCTGACGTCGTCAAGAACTGGGCAGAGCTTCTTAAGGCTATCGATTCACAGATTGAGCGCGTCATATTGTCACTTCAGAACTTCCGAGGTTATCAAGTGGGGCAGATTTCCCGTGTTGTGGGGATACCCAACCCCTCAGCTGGAGCTGACGCCAATGATGACGGCTACAGGGGAAGTCCTTACAAGAGAACTTGGTTCTCCTCTTGAGGAATTAGATGAGCCTCAATCGACGTGAGCAGCGACTCTATACCATGCGGGCTGACCTCTACAAGCCTACAGCTGCTGTAGCTACTGGAGGTGGAGTAACCTATTCCTACCCAAGCATAAGCGCACCAACGTTAGTAAGCATACCTTGCTTTAACTTCAAACGAGACTCGAAGGATGTGTTTGAAGATTTTGGTGCGTTGCCAGGTGCTACTTCTGACAACTTGGTGGAGTTTCACTTTCCTGTAGGTACAACTGTTGACGAGGCTTGGTATATCAGAGACACCACTCCTAACTGTGCCACCAACGGAGAAATGTTCAAGGTTGTAGGTAATCCGGTAACCGAGACGAATCAAGGGCGTAGAGTTGCAGGGCACGTCAGAGTTGTCGCTATCAAACAAGCCAAGCCTGAGGTCAGATAATGCAAGACGATCTCATCACTCTTTTCAATGAGCTGAAAACTAGGATCGCTGTTGTCTGGCCTGAAGTAGCTACGATGGGGTCTACCGAGAATGGCGACGCGCACGGCATTCATAAAATGGAATCTGTTCAGAACTTTCCATTTGAGATGCTAGCACCTCCTTATGCTGTTGTTGAGCTTCCATTGTTTAGGGAAGTCAGCATGGGTATGGGAAACCACGTACTGGAAGGTTTCGTACCTATCTACTACGTGAAAGACATAACACAAGATTCGCTTACGGATATGTCCGTTAAGTTGAAGCAATTGCAGCGTTATCTTAATGACGTTGCGAACGACCTCCCGGACGAGTTGGGCCAGATCGTACGGGTTTCGGAAGTAGGATATAGTCCTAGGCTGGCCCTAAACAGAGCGTTCATTGAACGAAGTCTTCCTAACAGGGGAGGCGCCGTAATTGCACGTGTCTGGTTGAATGAGTTAGCCGACGACTAGGAGATCATGATGGCTGATGAGCAAGAAACCCCTCAGCCGCAGCAGCCTGCATCGGATTCTCAGCCACAGGAACAGCCACAGCCAAAACGTTATCGTCTTACGAAGTTCTCAGGAGGCGGTATGGGAGGCGGGCAGAGCTTTCAAAAAGTGGTTGAGTCGCCGGAGCCTGCATATGACTGCGTAGAGGTGCCCGCGGAAACTCCGCTCACTGATTGGGAACCTACTAAGTAAATGGGAACTCCTACTCGAAAGAGATGGGCGGTTGGTAAGAATACTTCTCTTACTATTACGCTCCTTACTGAAGACAATGCTGGTGTGCTTACTCCAGTATCGGCCATTAGCTTTGTTGGTAAGTGTGAGTGGTTCGAACTTTCCTCTCGTCCTCGAATCTCTGAGATCTCTGCTATGGATTCAGTATTCGAGAATGATGTCGTCGTGAAGGAGCGATTTGAGGCTCGCATTACCGAACTAGTTCGGATTGCGGGTTCTGATCTTGCATCCTTGTGGACGGCTGGAGACTACTTCTTGCTTACGGCAATTGTCGGAAGTAAGAAGTGGGTCTTCTATGGCACACGAGGTGAACTCAACGCACGTCACAACAACGAGCGTATCACCTACGATGCCACAATTAGGCAAATGGACGTTGGAATTGCTAACCCGACATACATTGCCTACCCGTAACTTCACCTAAAGCTGATCTGTATGGCCTAGTCTGTTCTGCTATAGAGCAGGCTAGGCACTCTTTCCTTTGAGGCGGAAATGGAAGAGCAAGAGACTAAGAAGACTATCGGAGAAGGCTTGCCTGTCGGCACGTCTCCTCAACCCTACGAGTATGAAGAAGCGGATGACCGTCTTCCTCGTACTGTATCTCAAGCACCTGTAGGTAGTGGTGCTCCCGTGGCAGCTGCTGCTGCAGCTCCTCATGTCGCAATCGGTTCGAACGGTGCTCCTATCGACGGTCCCGTTAAAGTTAATCCTTGGGTGTTTGGTCGTCCAGCGCGCAAGGTAGAGCCTAGGGACTTCACCGATCCTGATCTTCCTGTAGGTCAAACTATTCGGATCTACTATCGGAAGTTGAACGGTATTGAGATGGCTGCTGCTCTCGAGCGAGCAGACGTCCTTGCTGAAGAGTTCTGCAGAGTAGATTCTGAAACGGGTGAGCCGATTCCGATTCCGACTCCCGATCCAACCAGTCCTCCTATCGTCGTCACGAAGCGACTACTTACGAACCTCTGCATGCTCGAACAGATGCAGCAAGGTGTCGACGTGTCTCTTCGTTATGAAGTAATGGAGATGATTGGTATAGCCTTGAACTACTACGTGGCGTTCCAGGAGATGCTCAAAGCCGCAAGTGCGTACTTACCAGTTAAGGATAATGAACTGGGAAAGTCAACGCCTACCCTGGCCTCAGGTGTATCCGGGCAGGGTTAAAGGAAAGAGCGGGACACCACCTAGAAGTTATTAAGCGCAACGACTATCATGCAAGAGGCAGTTTCCTTGTCTTGAGGGAGATAGCCTTAAAGCTTGGTGTATCGGAAGATAAACTTCCTCTTCCTTCGACTGAGTTCAGTAGCGAGATCATCAACGACATCCTCAGTATCAATATTGAGGAGTTGAATGCAGCTATCGATGTACTAACCAATCGCAAGGAAGAAGTTACTTCAAGTGAGTTGCGTGCACTTCAGTCACTTGACGAAAGAGCGTTCTAAACGAACATGCGACCGCCAGACTACAATCTAAGGAATGTCGAGAACCTTCTTGCACTCCTTCCCGATCTGATCGAGAGTCTAGCATCGATGGATGTCTCGGCGATCGCTAGAACGCCTGTGCCTGAAGATCCTGACACGGGGCGAGCTCGAGCATCGATTGGTCCTATGACCGACCTCGCTGCGAAAGCTCGCTCCTTCAAGACTGCTGCTGATCAGTCGAATGTTGAACAAGGTCTTGTGAGCATCGCAGAGATGTTCGACAAAGGCTATAACTTGTTCAAGGCGCAGCAAAGATTCACTTCAGCTCAAAATGAGATGCGTGGCATCACTGGCGGTGGAGTGAATGCCAGGGTCTTTCAATCAAGAGAAGCTTATAGAGCTCTCGGCGGGGATGTAAGCTTCCGAGATTTTACTCCTGATGATGCTCTTCAAGATGCAGCGGACAACTACCGCAAGGCTCTAGATGAAAGAAATCTGCAGGAGAAGCGACGAGCCGGTGTTTCTCACATTCAAGGACCCTTCCAGAATCTACAGCAAGCTAAGATTGACCTTGACAATGCTATGAAGTATGGTCACTCAGACATTGTCAAAGATGCAACTCTTAACCTTCAGATGGCTCAGGAGCGAGTAGATCTCATCGACAAAAAGCGGGGTACTGGTTTTGGTGGTTCGAGCTTCATGGCTCGTAACATCGGCCTTATGATGGGCTACTCTGCTGGTCTGATTGGAGGTCCTGGAGGTGGTGCTGGCCGTGCAGCTATCGGCTTGATGGCTCCTTTCTTACTGAGTGAAGGGAACCTTAATCCGGTCAACATAGCACTGGCAGCTCTTGCAGCATCTGCAATTCATGCAGCTTCTGCTTTGTCGGACTATGCTAAGACATCTTACCTAATGGGATCTGAAGCTAGGTCCACTGCAGTATTGTCTTCTCTAGGTATATCGACAGACAAACAACCTGAAGCAGCTGCTAGGCTTCGAGAGGCTTTAGGTAATGATCCTTTTGCTGTAATGGCGTCTAGAGCAATCGGTGGTGGAGGCTTTGTAGCTCCTAGACCTTTTGGTCCTGTTGATGAAGGTGTCATTCTTGAGGATCATATCAAGCTTCTTCGAACTTACGGTGAAGAGCATGGTAAGCTCGAGATGCTGCGACAAGCTCGCATGCTTCACTTGGACGGATACACTGCAGAGCTATTAGCTTCTAAGGACATCTACAACGCCAAACTCGACGACGCAAGAGCTTCCGCACGTCTGGCAGATCCTGGAAATCAGCAAGCAGGAACCGACCTAGCGGCTAACTGGGGTAGGCTTACTCACAACTTCGGACTATTCATGACTGAAATTGGTAAGATCCTCATGCCAATAGGAAACTTCTTTGCAGCTGGTTTTGCAGAGGACTTTAAGATCCTCGCAGAGTTGCCAGCTAACTTCTCTGAGATCGGTGCTAGAATTAACGATCTAGTTCACGGAAGAGATGTTAAGGAAGGTATCAGAAAGAGAACAGAGGCGGAAGCTAAACACATCAACGCTATGGACAACCATGCCAATGCTCTTAACGCTCAGACGTTCATGATGAAAGACGGAACAGCTGGAGGCGGACATCGAGTTACAGAGGCAATCGGTTCGGCTATGAGAGGTGAACTGTTCAGGCAGGCCGCAGCAGCAGGTGCGCTTACGTATGGAGCCTTCGGTATTAGCTAATGTCTAACTCCACGCTTCCAACTCCAGATAGGCAAACAGCAGTCTTCATTCAGGCTGAAACTACTTCTCTGGCTCAACCTGAGTGGGAGTTTACTCGAACAGGTCTAGAGATCATGCAGGGAGGCCTTTCCAATAAGGCTCTTCCCTTCAGGAATGTTCACCTAACTAAGGCTGGATACATTACTCTAACACCGTCGTTAGACAACATGCTTGTCTACGTCACTCGAGAGGGATCTCCTAGCGTAATCGGTGGTGGAGATATCAACGCACCTCCCGATCTCAAAGAGAAGATCATGTATGGTCCTAACTCCTTGATTTCGGGACCTGTGCGAGGTATTCTTAAGTCTCCCGATCTCATCGCATCAGGTGGTAAGGCACTAATCAGAAAGATCAGAAAGGACGGCAGATACGACAATCAGCTAGATGCTGATGCTGCTGCTATTCCTTCTCCTACTGATGACAGAGACGAAGTCAATCAGGTTAGGATTATTCAAGTTAAACAGACCCATAAGGAGAACACTGGTTATGTTATCATGTTCGACCTTCATGAGGAGTATTTTAACTTCCATAACCTGATCAAGTTTCAATTCGGTGGAGGAACAGGTACTGATCCTGATACTGCTTCTGGCGGTCGTTTCTGTTTAGTACTGGCTGGAAACGGTCATGCCAAACTCTACGAGTACGACGAAAAAGCTAAGAAGTGGGAGCTTCGATACGAATTCAAATGGGCTGAAGTAACTAAGATCATGGGCAGAGTGCACGTGATCAGAGTCATGCCCTACTGCGCCTCATATATCGACTTCGACTCGATAAGTCCTGAAGCTGATAGTGTTTTCAACATCTTTAGAGATGATGTAAACAACAACAATCAGATGTATTTCGAGAGTAGTGCTCGATCCGGTCACACGCATACGAAATGGATGACCGGACTGGGCGTTCCTCGAGTCGACGTAAGAGCTGACTACCGACGCCCGCTTTCGATAGCTAGGCTTGTTTACATTGGCGATTCAGACCACGACGGAATTACTGACGGTAACTGCTATGATGTCCCGTTTCATATTCCGTTTACGGACATTAACGGTGACTGGACTCGTATTAAGCTCTACATTGACGCGCATCTAGGTGACGATAATTCCATCGAAGCTACTGTATGTAGAGCTGATACTCTAGCACCTCTGACGCTGTCAGCTGGAAATTTGGATGCAGAGTATACTGAATGGGTCGCAGAAGACAACGTTCAGGACTACATCGTCAAGTTCAAACTCCTAACAGAGGACAAGTATGCAACTCCAGTACTCAAGAACTACAAGATCGTAGTTACTGGGTTGTACTTGAACTTCCCTAATACGACAACATCAACACAGCCCTATGGTCATGTATCCGCAACGGGTCCGTCGATTGCGGATCCACGTACGAGCTCTGCAAAGACCCAGATACATGACCCTGCCAATCAGTTTTCTATTCTCAAGAGTCGAGGTCGTATTAGATCCTCCATTCTTGTTAATAGCTCTGGTGGCACTATTGGTTTTGTTCACGACGGCGAGACAGCCCGAGTCAAAGCGAAAAGAGTCGGCAGGAGAAAGAACAGAGGTTTCGCAGGAGCGGGAGGACTAAGGCAGTATCCTTCAACTAACTGGTTCGACTACGATATCAGTATGGTCGGCATGTGGTCACGTCTTGCCGATCAGAGGTTCATCGGACTCAAGAACTTCTATATCGATCCTAGTCGACCTAGGAATCCTAGGACTGGGGAACTACTGCCCTGGAAGATCACCGACATCATTTACTACCTAATTAGGAATGCTGGCTTTCCTGACAATCAGATCGGGCTTCCTGATCTACCAACTAGGCTTTGGCAGAGTCCGGGATTGCAGTCTGATGACTACTACATCGCTACAGGTGCTTCACACCTAGATGTAATTCAGAAGCTTGCCAAGGACATCCTAGGCATGGCGCTCTGTTGGGATCCTAGCATCTCACTTGCGACAGGAGTATATGGTGCTTGGAGACTGATTCCTAACCCTAATCCGCCTTACGCTCCACAGGCACTATATAACTTCTACTCACAGCGACCTACTTGGGGAGATGGTGTTCCGAGAGTAGTTCACAACTTAGGAGGTTACGGCACTAATGGTTCTTGGATTCAGGACTTTACCTTTGAAATATCGGTAGAGCCGCCTGAGTTCAATTACATTGCAGTGTCTACTGATGGGAGGGTACTGCCAGGAACTAATGCAGGTAACTATCAATACTTCCAAGCACTGTACAACAAGGACTCTATCTCTAATCCGGACAGTCCAGACTTCCTAGGAAGATGGGTTCCACTCTTTCATGTTGACAGATATCTTGGCAGTACGGACCCTGCTCAAAGTCAGCTAGCTGTAGATCTTGTATGTGTACGTTACTTCGACCAGGCAGCTCATGCTAGGTTCTGGGTTAACTACCATGCACCATTGATATGGCTAGCTCCTTCAGACACACCTGATCAATACCAGTACTACCACCGAATGCTAAGATTAAATGACGTCGTCCTACTAGATGGTGTACCTATCCTACTTCATAGCGTTACACCTAGCTACGAGTACGACGGAATTCAAATGGCAGACTACGAAGGAATCATCGTTCCAGAATAGGAACAACACAAGTCATGCGACATGTAACGATCAGAAAGAAATGGGAACGGAGAAATGCTCTCCTCAACTTGGGAATCAATTCCGATCTCTCACGCGTGTTTGTTGGAGAAGTAACGTCTCAGAATCAGGATGCTAAAATCCTGAGGCTTCCGATCGACATTAGGTTTCAACGAAAGCTTCAAGATCCTGACACTGGAGAGCTTTACTTCATGTATGGAGTACATCCATACGGCGGACCTAATCCCTTCCACTAGGAATAACGATGCCTATCTTGCTAGGAGACCGAGTAGCTCAAGTAGCTAGCTTCTTAGGATTCAAGAAGAAGCCTGGATGCGGCTGCGACAAACGTCAACGGAAGCTTAATGAGCTTCACAAGAAACTGACGTTTCGTAAGCCTAAGATGAAGTCTGGCAAACCTTCTACTCCTAAGGAAGTTCTGCTTATGGTTCTGTCTACAAACGGAATCAGAAATCAGATCTTACACTACACACAGAAGTCAGCAGAGCCTAGTCCGCCATCTGGAGAGCTCCTTGTCTGGCTGACGTTACAGCAATGCGGACTCCTAGTAGGTTATCATGCGTCGCCTGAAAGGTTCATAGCACAGCTCATAACTCAAGGGTTCAGGTGTTATCCGTTTCCTGTCTACGCTCCAATGCCAGGAGATATCTGGGTGTCGCCTGATCAGACTCGAATGGGTTTCGTAATGCCATTTGCTGAAAATCATCCTTATGGGTTCGGCTTCAGCAACATAGGACTTCACGAACTCAAGACAGAAGAGATTGGGTTCCTTCTTAGGTTAGGAAGCTTCTAGCAAACGAGTCCCGCAATGCCATTACTTCAACCATGTGATGAAACTGGCGGCTACATTGCTGGCACTTGCCCTTCCTTTCCTTGGACGTGGAATAGGACTCAATGCCGATGCGAGAGTCCCGACTACCCTGATAACTGCTACACAGGAGTCAATGCAGAGGATAACTACAAACGTAGCTGTAGCGATTGCTTCGCTGCATGCTGCGAGGTTGTGTTTAGAACACTAGAAACTAACTGCCCTCCCGGATATGATCCTGCGTCAGGTAATCCGTTTGATCTTCGATGCTCAAAGCCTATCGACTGTACGACGTTCTTACCTGTCAGCAGATCGATATTTCCTTATGGGCCTTGGTGGCTAGGACCAGCATGCAAGTACTGCCCTAATCCAATCAGAGACTGGTGCTATCCTAACGTAGGAACATGTCATGACATAGTCTGCCCTACTGGATACACTTGGAACCCACTGACTCAAATTTGTGAGTGGAGTGGTGGTCCTGATCCTCATGATTGTCCTCCAGGCACTTCATGGGATAGCATTACTCACAGGTGTGCAAAGAACAACGTAGGTAATGTCTACAACAAGCTAGGACTTGCTAACAGATATAGAGCAGCCATTCCACTTGACAACAGTCCTGACTTCCACTTAGCCAACATTACAACGCCTCCCATCAACGAGATCATTGCCAGCGACATCGACTCTGGTTCTTACCGACAGTTTCGTTTCATCTGGGATGATCAGCTATATAAGGCAGTTGGCACTAGGGACTTAGGATCGAATAACTCACAGGTAGACTTCCTAGGCTCGGAGGATGACTGCGAAACCTGGACTATCTTAACTACAGCAGAAGTAGGTGAAGGAGAAGATCCCGTGCCTCTATTTCCTCAGGGATTAGGATATAGGCATCCTGACATAGTCAAGACAACACACGGCCTTCTATTCGCTGCCTATCTTCCTGATACATTAGATGATACCAACACAGGAGGTATCATTAAAGGCAGGTTCCAAGAAAAAGGTGCCGAGTATCCTGGAGCTGAGTTTACATTCCAGGTATACGATAGAGATGCTAACACGTTCTCGAATTTGAGAATCCACAACAATACGTTCAAGCTTTGTGAGTCTCACACATTCGAGAATTCCATCTCACTAGTTTGTCAGTTAGAGAACGGCGACATCGCCCATCTAACTTCAGAAGATGACGGTGAAACTTGGGAGATTATCCCATCAGAAGCGAGCTAACAAGCAGCCATGTCTCTTCCAATCACGTACAACTATCTAGCAGTCAACTGTCCTGCTGTTAGGCTGCCTACTGGTTTGATCGATCCGTACAACGGTGCTCCTGAGACCCAAGTAGTAGTCCATGAGTACATCATTCAGGGAGAAACTACTGTAGGTCTGCAGAAGCATAACAGGAATACAATCAGGCAAGAAGCACAGAGCCGCTACGGCGGCAATGGTTCCTGGGGTATTGCCTATGGTCTTGGCGTCCGAGAAAAGGCAGCTACTGGTCTAGTAGGTGTGCTAGAGATTGGTCAAGCTTCTCTCGACGGACCTGTAGTCGTATCTGCCGAGATTGATCTTCCTCTTGTCGACAATGCCAGAAACTTTATTTGGCTTGCACAAACGAACGATCCAATCATCACACAGAGCACAACGGTTCCGTCTCAAGTAGCTACTTACTGTGGCTCCTTGCTTACTTCTGGTGGCAATATCATCGAGAGGGACTACTCTGGTAGGCAAGAGATCCACCAAGGCATCTTCACACGACGCACCGCAGATGTAGGCCCGCCTGGAGATACTCCTCCTACTGGTGGACTTTTCTTTGCCTACACTAACGGCGGATTCTATATCTTCTACAACGGAGCCTACTACAGTGTCATCGATGCAAAAACTGTTAAGGCTGACGCTGGTGATACTGGCGCTGGAAGCCTCGACGAGAAGACTAAAGCCGGAACCGGAATCGCTCTGTCGATTGTCACCGACGCTGGAGTTAAGAAGCTTCTCATAACGAACACAGCACCGTTCACCTCACCAAATATGGTGACGCTTGATCAGATCTATCTTGACATTGCAGCTAACACTGACAAGATAATCGTGATCAACTTTGCCAACAAGGGCTCATTCACAAACCTGAACTTCGTTCATCAAATTAGGCAAAGTCTCATAGACCAACTCCCTCCTGGACTGGTTGTCCAGCCCCTAGGAGTTAAAGGTCCGTCTATGTGTGCGTTCAGGGTCTTAGCAGCAAGTAACATTGCCAGCTATTACGACTACTACTCGACGTACGACAAAGTTCGCCTAACTCCTGAACTCTGGGGATTTGGTTGGGTTGCTGGTGCTGGTGGAGCTGACGTAGTTGAGATCTACGACTTCGTTTACACTGGCGATGGAGCCGGTGGCGGCGGAGGACTGAATCCATTCGAGCATGCAGCTGTTTCGAACTACACGCTGTCTGGTGGTCCTTGGACTCTAGATGGAACTGACGAACTCATCTTGATGGTTCCGTCTGGAGGAGCTGTAACATACTGTCCTCCACCTTCATGGACCTCCAAACGAGAGATTCTGTTCGTCAATCTTAGTCCTACGTATGCTTGCTACGTTCAGTCAGCAGTAGGAGAAACCATCAACGGAGTCACCACACCTATCACTCTAGCAGCGAAGTACAACTATGTTCGCTTGCTTAAGTGGGTAGGTAATGCTTGGACGATCGTCGGTCAAGGCTAACACACAATCATGAACGAGAACAGTCCCTACCGAGGTATCTCTCTTACACCCAGCAGCGAGACTAAACGGCCCGAAGAGAAACAGCTAACTCACCGGCGGCCTAAAGATCGTCAGATCCAAGATATAGTGTTCCGTACTTGTGCCCTCGACATGGTCACAGGATACGGGCAACATTCTATCCGAACCATACGTGCCCTTCGTAAGATAGGTTTGAACGTCAAGATCGAGGCAAACTGGGTATGGGATCTTCCCGTGCCCTTACCTCCCGACATTCCTCGTGACTCGATTAGACCATATCACTTCTATGATATTGATACGGAGTTCTGTATCCATACTCCTATGGAACCTCCTAGAAGGACAAGAACAATCCGGTTCACGATGTGGGAGTCGGGTAGACTGCCTGACATGGCTGTGAAACATCTTAACGATCCTAGCGTTGAGTGTGTTATCGTTCCATGTGAATGGAACCAAATATGCTTTGACGCTAGTGGTGTGAATAAGCCTATGGCAGTATGCCCAATGGGGATTGACACTAAGATCTACTACCATAAGCCTCTGCCAGACACTCACAAGATAATCTTTGGTGCTGGTGGCAGACTCGCTCATGGAGGAGTTCGTAAGGGAGTTATAAAAGTAGCGGAAACATTCCTTCGGGCCTTCCCCGGGGTCGAGGATGTCGAGCTTCAGCTCAAGGTTCATCACGATTGCTCAGTGCCTGAACATCCTGCCTTACTCGACCCTCGTGTTAAGCTTGTTAAGGAAACTTACAGCGAACGCGCCATGGCAGACTGGTATCATCAGCTCCATAGCTACGTCACGATGGCTACTGGGGAAGGCTTTGGCTTCATGCCTCTTCAAGCTATGGCCTGTGGCAGAATTGTCATAGCTAACATAGCTCATGGACACGCTGCTTACATGAAGCCTCACTGCGTGCTGGAAACTGGATATTCCTTAGAACGTGCACCAGACGGACTCTTTGCCTACAAAGGTTATTGGTATGAACCTAATGAGGCGGACGTAATCAAGCAAATGCAGTTCGTCTATAATCAATGTAGGGCTGTTGGAGTATCCCCTACACTCAGGAGAATAAGCGATCAGGCTGCTTATCAGGCCTCTAAGTTCTCCTGGGAAGTTTACGAACAGAGGCTTACACAGCTTCTTCAACCTTACGTTCTTGGAGGAATCGATTGCACAGCGATGGGCCAGGCAAACGTCCTACGATGAGTGAGTGGGTAAACTTCTGCATCGTGATGTTTCTAGGTGCGGGCATGTTGTATCTTATGTCAGGTCTGATCTTTGTTTATCCTCGTCTGGAAAGACAACCTTCAGAGCCTTGGCAACTCCTAACAACGATCATCGGTATATTCGGTGGCGCGTTAGGAACACAGAGACTACATCCGCCTTCGCCACCCAACAACACTCAAAACACTGCGTTACCCGGATCGGTGAATCAGGCAGAGAAGGTTATCTTTGATGGCATAGCCGCGCCTACGCCCGAAGGAAATACATCATCCGGGACTACAAACGAAGGACCAAACCAATCGTCGCAAAACACCGAGGAGCCGCCGTCAGCTGTTGTTTCCTCGGCCGTTAGCACACCAGAGTCTCAAGAGGATACTCCCTCTGAGACGCAGGAGGATAATCCGTAAGTACTTCGGTCCCCTCTCCTTCGCTCGCCGAACGTATACTACGGATTATCTAGGGAGTTGGAACGACGTACCCTGCCGCCTTGGGGTGATAAGTTCCAACTCCCGCTTATTTTAATTTCTCCCGTCTAACTCATTTTCTACATAATTATGGGGGGGTAGGCGGGGGGAGGAGGAGGTGTTAAATTTTATTTGTTATATTGGCGTATTTCCGAATATGAATATTCATATCCCCGAGAATAGGAAAAGAAGGAATATAAAAATATTCATATAATATATAAAGAGTAGCACTCCTCCACCCACCCCCCGTGACCCCCCCGTGGTATGGAGTTTTATGAAAGCGGG